TTCAACTTCAAGACATAGGATCCTTAGACGAGATCATAGAAGCGACCGGTTATTACCGCTGCTTAACCTGTAATGAACTTCACGCCAAGAACAGAATATGCATGTTCGAGGAGTTTAAGAATGACCACCCTAAGATCAGTCAGAAGAAGACTTAGACAGTTCTTTCTAACGACTCTTAGACTGTCCCGAATGCCGAACGATGTCTTCGATGTGGAACAGGATTTAAACGACTTCTTCGCCGGCAAAATGAGGTTATGGTGGAATCCCTATCTTAAATGTCTAGTCTGTGAAAAGGGAGAATTCAATTGAAAGTCAAGCGGCAACATCCCATGAAAGTCCTTGAGGAGTCGATGAAGGAGAATGATTCGGTCTTAAGGGGACTTAACACGGGTAGCAAGAAGGTCCATGAAAATAACAAACATAACAAAAATAACAAGACCGGGTGTAAGGGTTGCAGGTTCCTAGAGACTGTCCGCCGGGCGTGGTTTCCTCCTTGGGAGTGTTGGCATCCTAGGAAGAGTAAGAGGACACCGGTAAGAGTAGATCTAGATCGTTATCTGGAAGGCTGTTCAGGAAAATTGAACTAATGGAGGTGATTGAACGCCATATATAAGAAAAGATCTTCGTCCCCCAATAGATGACTTACTTGAACCTCTGATTCAGAGAATTAATGAGCTTATCAGTTATACCAAAACATCATATCCGCACCTCTTTGAAGGCATGAAAGGGTTTAAGGAATCAGGAGGTATTAAGGATGAAAAAGAGTTAACTGGAGTCTTAACCTATATCGTGTTCAAACTGCTTAGAAGATTCTATGCCAATGGAGGCTGGTATGAACAGATGGATGCGGAGAAGGTGGTTGACTCTGCCATAAGCGAATTTAAGAGAAGATTCCTTTACCCCTATGAAGACATGAAGATCCGAGACAACGGAGACGTCAAATAACTAACTGCAAAGATCGAAAGTCTTGCTCTTAATTACTTGGCAAGGACCGGTATAGCCGGTTGACTTTCCTCAGTTTCTTTCACTTCTCTTCGATAATGAGGTCATGATAAGGGTCCATCAGGGGAGTTAGATCGTCTCTAGAGGGTAAGATGCTCATGTCCGTGCCACTGCCCGTCTTCCCGTTTGAGAGGCATACAAGTCACCATAGGACCCGTATGAGGAAAAGAACTGTACGCCGGACAAACAGGAGAGGGTGACGGGTTAAATAGAGGGTATATAAGTCTGTATGTCTCAACCATCGAACTGTATGCGGGAACGAACTGTATGAGAGGAGTGGAAAGATTTATAAGAACTGAACGTGTATACGGCGCCGGTTTAACTGGGCAAACGGATGACCTGTCTGCCCGGCATACTGGTCCAGATGATACCCTTATATACCCTCTACTTAAAGGATCACCCTCCCCGTATGCTGGCTGTATGAGGCCGGAGCGAGAACGAACTGTCCGAGTGTATGTCAGATCCTCTAGAGGGAGTCCTGCACGGTGCGAATAGCCGAGTAGAGGCGGTACCTAAAATTTAGTCTTCTCGTATAGAAGTCCCATTTTTGGAAACGGTCTAACCTTCTTTCATAGAACTGTGAAAGTACATCCAAGGAGTGAAAGATTGGAATTGATGAATTGTATGACAACCGTCTATCTGTCAAACAGGTTAAGAGAAACCTTTAAATTCTCCCTCTCCTCTGGCATACCGTACAAAGAGGAAAAGAACTATGGAAAATCCAAAGACCCCACTGCCGGAAACAATCACCATTTGGCACTCTAGTCTACCGGAGAACAAAGAGTCAATTCTGAAGAATGGTGTGACAATGGCCAAGTTCAATTTAGACGAACAACTTCAGATGATTGAGAAATCTAATGCCCTTAAGGGATCCAAAGAGCAAGCTAAGAGGAGATTATTTGAGGCCTTTGATGAACCTTGCATTAGTGGTTTAGTCTGTTGTTCTGGTAGCAGGGAATACTCGATTCAGAATGGTCGAGCCGCTTTGGAAGTGAAATATTATCTTGATTGCAAAAACTTCCATGGTCCAGTTGCAGTCTTTAAAATTGTTCTTCCTCTTAGGATGCTCGAAGTTCTAACTCCAAATTATTATCGTTATCTCATAACCAGATTCGAAGAACTCTGGGGAAAGGGTTGGTTCAAGGCGAGGATGTGGGAGGCCCGAGCGAAGAAGTGGAAGGGAATGAGTAATGTGGTCGCAACTTATGATCACTTTGTTTTGACTCATGTTCCACCAGAATATATAAAGGGAGTTGAGATAATTGAACAACCCGAAAACTAGGTTGAACCGAAGAGATTTCAGGATCATGTTGGGCATCCTAAGGTCCGACAAGAACCCAATGGTTCAATACAGGCCCAAGAAGGACTGGAGGGAATAAGATGACCAAGATCAAGATCATTCAAAGTTACATGTGCCGGGTCTGTAATGGTCGGCATTTCCGAGGGGATCGTAAATTCATTCCCCATCTTCAAAGGAGCACGGATGAAGAGTGCATTGAGGTTGAGCAGACCGATCTAGTTCAGGATTTCGGATTTCCAGATGTTCCTAAGCAGTTGAAGATCGGAGGGAAAAAGAAATGAAACTTACTCCCGCCCAAGAAGGAGCTCTAAGAAATCTACTTTTGCCGGATAAGGAAACGGCTTATGATTGCCATGTTCCAATAGGCACCATGTATGCCTTGGAAAAATTAGGGTTGATTGAGTCTTTTCAAAGAAAGGGTGATATAGTCTGGGGTGGTTGGGAACGTAGCACAAAGACTTTCAGACTTACAGAACAGGGTCGAGATACCGCCATAAATTTGATGGAGGGCAAGGTGGAATGACCGGCTACTATCGAATAAGACTTCCAAGTAGGGACGAACAATTCATTGATGGCACAATGTTAGATCCTAGTAATGGGGACATTATCCTTAGGGAAGACAAGGATGAGATTTCAGAAGAGGACATTGAAGAAGTACTTAATCATGAATTCATTCACTTGGCGATTGGGGATCTAGAGGGCTATCTGGTTTCAGGGGCGATTGACAGCATTTCCGGCTGGATCTGTCTACCCGGAGAGAAGGCGCATCTAGCATTCATCAGTGAAAAGTTGGTGATATTTCAACTTCCCCTTCTGCCGACTCTTAATAGGCTGGCCTCGACCGCTTGGGATAAGGTTTATAGGCGGGTTGAGCTCTCTAACTACGGTCGTAAAGTTAACAAAAGAGGGATGAGAAATGACAGATAAGGAAGAAAGAGGAATACCGGAAGAATATGTCCGAGGACAAATCTTCCAGATCCGAAATACCGATAAGAGAAAAGAATTTGTCAAGAAGGAACTGGAGAAGAGCCAGAAGATCAACGGTAAAGACGTCGAATTCTTTAGGGACGACGTTGGTTTCGTCCTCTTAGAGAAGGAGGCCAAGATCAGGTACAATACCGCCATGGTCCAAAGGGCCTTATCCGTCGCCGTCTTGAGTGGGAAGGCACCGAGAGAACTTAGGGAATTCTACTATACCCTGAGGACGACTCCGGAACTGGTTAAGCCCTTCGCCACCGGTAATGACGATGCAATCTATCCCCTGACCCTAAGAGCCATTTGTGACTTAGAGATCCTATGCGACATTAACCGGGACCAGTTCACGATGGGCAACCTGAGCAAGGGGTTCATTTACTACTTCCATTCTCCGATCTTTGGTCAGAAGGAGAGGAAGATCACCTTCACGGAAGTCATAGCCAGAAGCATCATGAAACCGGAGAAGGAAGAGGAGTGGCAGTGCGGGAACTGTGAGAACATCATCGTGGTGGAGAAGAACGCTGCAGCCCTGAGGATGGTAGAACTAGGTCTATCCGAATTCACCAACTCGATCATAGTGACAGTGGGTGGCAATTTCAACCGTGCCATTTGGGAACTGGCTTCTAGGTTCAAGGATTCCAAGAACATGATCTTCATGGCGGACGCTGACGCCTACGGGGTTGACATGCTCAGGACGATCCAAGCCGGGACTGAATCATCAAGACACCTATCGTACAAATTCCCACCGTCCAGATACCCTAAGGTTTACTTGGCCGGCTTTTTCCCCTCGATCGGGGAAAGTCTAGGGCTACCAAACGACGTTGAGCAGAAGAGGCCCTTACAGAATCCATTCGTTAAGCAGAGGGTCAACTTCCTAATGAACCATGGCCTGTTAGACCAGAGGGACTATGACACTTGGGCGCGGGACAAGACCTATGAACTGGAATCTCTCTCGGCGGGATTTGAGAACGAGAAGGGTGAACCAATAGGTCTAGGCATTTATATTGTCGAATATATGAGGATGTTCAATATCCCGGTTAAGCCTCCAATGCCTCCAGATGACCAGTTGAAGAAGGACTTTGACGAGGCGGCAAGGAAGGAACTGCAGAGGGAAATAGACGAGAAGATTGCCTATCCAAAATTCTTCTGGTCCTATTACAACTGGCTCACCGCTCTCAAGGAAGAACTGAAGACTAAGATCTACGACTCCCTACTCCCGAAGTATGAAGAGGCCCTAGCCCAAATCGGACCGAAAGAAATCAAGTTTCATATCTGGAAGCAATTCGAAGAGGATCCTAAGCGGGCAAGCTACGACCTAGCCGCAATCGCCCATAAGATCAAGACCAAGTTCGACATAATCATTGACTGGGCACTGGAAAAGTTTGAGGAAGCTCTAGACGAGGCCAAGGAAGATTATGAGGGTCCGGAACCAAGGACTGACACGGAATTTACGCCAATCCACAATGAGGTTAACTATGATCCCAACGGATATGATCTAGTCTTGAAGAGGATCGGGGCGAAAGATGAGGACGTCGTGAAGGTAAGACAGGCGTTATTGACGAGGTTCATTGATGATCCTCGGTTACGGAAGGATTGATTAGAATGGCTAAATCAAAACATGATCGGCAGAAGAATAAGAGAACATATCTGTCTGGGGTAAGTAAAAGCCGCACCCTCTCCAGACGGATAGAAAAGGCACGTTCCTCAAAATCTCAGGGTAAACCTAAGGAATGTATGGATAGAGTCATGAAGAGGGTCAGGGAAAAGCACCCGGATCTATTTGGAGTGGATTAAGATGAACAAGGGTTGGCCATTTCCTCTGGTAGTAGTCTATTCGGTTAGAAGCGGTGAAGTAGTTCCGGGAAAGTTGGCTAAATTCCTCCACTTTCTAGGATTCCACTTCTGGGTGACTCTTTACTCATTTGACCCTCCCTATCCTTCTTACCTCAGATATTGTAAATATCCGGCTTGTTCCAAGAGACAGGCGAGGACCGATATAGGTTGGGAGGATTATTAATGCTCTTTAGGACTAGGGATGGGACGTTCAAGGATCCTGAGACGATCGTTCTCCTAAATGCTATCGAACATTTCAGTCGTATGAGCTGGGATGACAAAGGGATTAGCATTCATGGGATCAAGGACATAATGGTTGAGGGTTGGATGAAGGGAGTGGTTAAATTCCTGTCAACGGAAGAATGGGAGAAGATGGCCAAGGAAATTGAGGTAGAAAAGAAGAAGGCTGATTCATACGTCGTATAGGAAAATAAGATTGGGAGGCGATTAAGTTGGGAAAAGATTTCAAGTGTGGATGCAGGTACAGCATGGGGCATTGGTTCCTTTGCTCGAAGCATCAAGACGAATTAGAAGAAAAATTGGAAGACTTTACAGTGGTGTGAAGACATGGAAGTGAAAATAGGAAATCATATCTTTGGAAACAACGAGATGGTGGAATCCATGCTCAAGACCGGCATGGCTAGACTGTATGACCTTTCACCGGGAAGTCGAGAAGCACATGATGACGAAGCAATCTTCCTGAACGGGAAGAAGATCAAATCCACCCCAGAGGAACGTAAGGCCTACTGGAAAGGGATACTGTCTCAACCCATGAAAGTGGAGACAGAAATTCAACCGGGAGAAGAGGTGCCTAACCCATGGCAGTAAAAAGGAAGGATTTGGGACCGGTTAATACGACCGAATGTGGGATAGTCATTGAGAGGATCGCTCTACCAAGGGGACAGATCCATAGGGACTATATCGCCCATTGCCTCCGTTGGTCCTATGTCCTGAAGCAGGTCAAGATTGGGATGAAGATTATAGATGTCGGTTGCGGGTCCTTTCCCTTACTCAAGGCACTCTACTCTAACAAATTGAAACCTTCTCTGTACTTGGGTGTAGACTTAAGAAAATCTGTCATTGAGAAGATGATGGCATTTAAGACCAACTTTCCTGTAATCGGGGTGAATACGGACATTAGGGTTGACAAGCTAAGTCATGCTGGTAGTTTATGCGATGAAGCATTTGATATCGCTGTCTGTCTAGAAGTCGTTGAACATTTTGAGGAGAGATATGTTGATCATGTTCTGTCAGAGATCAGAAGGGTTCTTAAGGTCGGAGGCCTACTCCTACTTTCCACTCCCAACTTTAACGGTTCAGCGGCTAAACATCACATTCATGAATATACCGCCGAAGAACTAGGCAAACATATCTGGAAATACTTTACGGTTGAGAAGATGATTGGAACTTTTGCTAGCCAACGGGACATCGAACCGGTGCTTAGCCCGGCCGAGCGGGAAGTCTATGAGGGTTTAAAGAGCTGGTTCAAACCGGAAATCATATCCATTATGTTCTCGGCTCTTCATCCCTATCAAAGCAGGAACATTCTGTGGATCTGTCGAAAGGAGGACAAGATTAGGAGGGATAATAGCGTCGACATGCAATCGGTTTAATGAGTACATGAAGACCTTAGGGACAGACCCAACGAAACGTCATGCCCTGAAGGATGTCGTAGACATATTGAACCACTGCGTCGGTTGCAAAGAATGCAATGATGCCTATGACGACTGGTACTATTCCCCTAGCAACCCCAATTTCGAGAAGTACAAAAAATGGGATTCTAAATTTCGAAAGAAGGTACAGACTAGACAGACCAGTAAGGAGACGATCTGATTTGGTCATTCCGTTCGAAGCTGTAATTGGATTTACAATCGTTGCTCTATGCTGCATCGCCCTCTATGTGTTTAGGAAGGTTGTTTGGCGTTAGTTGGGGGGTTAACATGTCCATCATTGGGAATTTAGACAAGTGGGTCCTAGACAAGGATCCTCTCTTCATTCAACACCTTGACCGGCTTCAGACGTGTCATAGATGCAGGTTGAGAAAAGAAGGTCAACATCTATGCCCCGGTCTAGGCAACCTGAACGCCAAGGTCATGTTCGTAGGGGAAGCACCAGGTAGGGTAGAGAATCCAGATCTAAGAGGCTTACCCTTCGTTGGGAACAGATCGAGTGACCTGCTCTTGGATGCCGTCTATACCAACTGGCCGAAAGGGTACGACGAGGTCTTTGTGACGAACGTGGTCAAGTGCAACCCTCCCATGAATAGGAAACCAGAGGAAGACGAAATAAAGTCATGTTCACCTTTCCTTAGGGAAGAACTGGCCCTTGTCAAACCTAAGGCAATCGTGGCTTTGGGAAGGACTGCTTCTAACTGGTTTGGGATTAGCGAAAGTTTAAATACGGCGAGGTGGAAAGAGTATACATGGAACGGGTGTCTGTTGTTCGCGAAATTTCACCCAGCCTACATCCTAAGGTTCGGTTATCAGGCCGTCCTTCAGTACATGGCTGAATTCAAACTCATGAAGAAGAGGATAGATGAATTTGCCTAAGAAAGAAAAAGTCAAATGTCGAACATGTGGGAAAGAAGGCGAAATTGAGTCTGACGTTCTAATGATTGAACAGGCGTTCAGGATTCATTTCGACGAAAACGGTTACGAATATTTCCTCTGTTCAGACTGTGAACCCGCAGAGAAACCAGAAGACCGGGATTCAGAAGAAGGAGAAGTGCGATGGTGATGTTGGTCATCATAGAGGGAGTAGACGGTACAGGCAAGAGCACCTTAATAGACTCCTTGAAGAGGTCATTCTCTCGGACCGTCTATGTGTTCAATTTCTCATACCCCAAAAGCTGGGAAATGTTCCAAGAAGCGGCAATGGCCAGAGGAGAATATTATGGGGCAATCAAGATTTTCAAGGTCATATTTGAGAAGGATCCTGATGCCGTCATAATCTGCGACAGGTTCCATCTTGGCGAATTCGCTTATGGACCTGTTATGAGGGGCTACCCGGAATGGTTGGCAGAAGAGGTTCTCAAAGTTGAAGACGAGATCCTTAAAGAGATCGGAAGGGATAACGTCAGGTTGATAATCACAGGGGTGTCTAAACCGGAAGTAGCGATGAAGAGGTCTAATAGAACCGGAGAATACCTCAAGGACCTGAAGGAATATACGGAAGTCAATCTGAGATACTCTTTAGCTGCTGATAAAACCAAACTTCCATGGATAGTTCTTCAACCAGACTATCTTAATCGGGGACAGATGCTTAAACGGGCAATAGGGTTCATAACGGAGAAATTGACATGAGAGTATTCAAAGGGAATAACGTGCCGGGCCTCTACGCCGACATTCTGAGAGAAATTCTCTTGGAAGGAAAAGAAGTGGGTCCTAGAGGTTTGAAGACGAAGGAACTTAGTCCGGTCTGTATAGAAGTGACGGATCCGAGAAGAAGGTTGTTCGGTCACCCGCACCGGAAGGATGTCAGCATTTTCACCTACATAGAAGGTCTTTGGATCCTAAGGCATGAGAATAAACCGGATAGATTGGTTCATTACGTTCCAGCAATGGCCAATTTTGTTAATGAAGAAACAGGGGAACTAGACGGGGCTTACGGTCCAGCTATAAGTACCCAATTGGATCAATGTTTTCAGAGACTTAAGGCGGATCCAGATACCAGACAAGCAGTAGTCATGATCAATCAACCTCAACTTCATAGACTCCCAACGAAAGATTTTCCTTGCACCCTTACCTTTCAATTCCTACTTCGGGACGACTTTCTAGATCTGATCGTCAATATGAGGAGTCAAGATGCTTGGCTAGGTTTAATCTATGATACTGGAGAATTTCAGTGGTTTCAAGAGATAATGGCGGGCTGGCTTGGAGTGAATCTAGGGAGATACTATCATATTGATGGAAGCCTTCACCTCTATGAGAGGGATTGGAAGAAGGCACAAGAGGTTGTGGATTATGATTTCAACTTCGCCCTTTATGATCAAGCTGTAGTCCTAGATGCTCGGTTAGGAAAATTCGATTATGACCAAATTGAACGTCACATGGCCTTTTGGGAATATGCCTGCAGGAAAGGGGATTTCAATTCGGTTGAAGAATGGGAAATTCATAACGATTTCTATATGAATTTGGCTGACATAATTATGGCTTACAATCTGCGACTTGAAGGGCACAAGGAAGAAGCCTATGAAATAGTCAGACACAACAAAAGTGATTTAGGTTTAATCTATGAGACAAGGTGGAGAAGAAATGCCGAGTAAAGAGAAGGAATTATTCCATAAGGAAGAAGTCCCGGAATCAATGATTGATCCGTGGGAGAAACCGACTCTTATCGTTAAAAGAAGGGATAGTTATGAACTCCATTTCAAGAACAGAGTGGAATTTATGACTTTAACGGGCAAGTATTTAGGCTGGAGTGAAGTTGAAGTTGTTGAGTGACAAACAGATTTTGGACCTAATAGCATCTGGGGACATTAAGATAGAACCATTCGATAGGAAAAGACTGGGGCCAGTAAGTTACGACCTGACCACTGAAAGCATAGAACCGGGTTTCAGAGGGGTCTATAAACTAGTTTCAAAAGAGCGAATTAGACTGTCGAATAAGGTCGTGGGGTTAGTATGCATGAGGTCTAGGACAACCCTTCAGGGCTGGTTCGGTTCCTTTAGCGCTTTAGTCGATCCCGGTTATTGTGGTAACTTGATTTTTCTAGTCTATAAACCTGCTCTTATCGCCGTTTCTTCGATCGGGGAAATGAACGATATGTTTCAGATTATGTTCTTCAAGGTCGGGGATGTGGAGCAGGCTTATAACGAGAGGGAGTTGAGCACGGCCATGAATAGGAAAGGTTGGTCTCCGTGGTTGAGAGAAGCCGTAGACACTTTACCTCCAGATGAAGAGAAGGAATCAGGTCTTGAAACAGAGGTCCAAGAGAATCCTGTCATATAGGATCTTATCTATTGTGTCTGAATTCCTTATCGTCTATCTAGTCACAGGTTCAATTGTGATTCCTACCATCACTACTCCCGCCTGCATATTCATTCATACCGGTCTTCATTATCTTATTGAAAGGATCTGGAAAGATTGAACGAAATAGAAGGGATTAGGATTAAGCTTGGAAATGCCAAGAATATTTTTGACGTCATGGACTGTTGCAAGGATTGGAGAGAAATTTTAAGTCTCAGGATCAAGTCCACTCTTAGACCCTACCAATTACCTCTCTCTGACAAGATGATAGAATATGTCATTTCAGAAGGGATAATCGGGAATGAAATCAGCAGCCTCTGGTCCAGACAAAGTGGGAAGACTGAAACCGTCGCCTTCACGAGTTTAGTCTTAGGGACCTTCCATAACCTATTCCTAGGAGAGGATTTCGGTTGTGGCCTCTTTGCCCCGGTTGAAAGCATGATCACTCACGTCACGAGGAACAGGGTTAGACAGAAGTACAAGATGATTAAACACTGGCTGGAAAGGGACGCCCATATAATTCAAACTGCCGGAGAAGGATATACCGCTGCAACCTTCACCCTTCTGAATCTGGTCAACAACAAGGAATTAACCATAAGGTCTCTATCTGCTGGAGAATCAGCCTCGATCATTGGTGAAACCTTTAACCTCTTGGTAATTGAACAGTCAGAAATTGTTGACGCCCTCAAACTGAAGACAGACATATTTCCTATGGGAGCAGCGAAGGGAGGAGTAAGAATAATGACCGGGACAACCTCACCCTACTTTAGGAATGAGTATTTCAGGGAGGCTATTGAGAAGTGGAATAAAGATCCTAAACTGAACAAGTCCACTTCCGACTTCGTAGAGATGATAGACTGGAAAGAAGCGGCTAAAGTCTGTCCGGCGTATGCCCGTTATGTAAAGAGGGAAAGGGATAAACTAGGGGAAGACTCAATAGAATTCAAGACCCAATACGGTTTAGAATGGGTAGGAGTAGCTCTTAAGTTCGTTGCTTGGGAAACCTTAGCCGTTCTTGAGCAGGACTACCAAAGTCTCAAGGAGAGGTTAAGGTTCTTTGCTGTGGATCCGGCTAGAGCAGGGGACTCGACGGTTGTTACAGTCATAGAACTAGACGGGGCGTCTATCCATATACTGGGCTGGTTAGAATTGGAAGGTCTAGACTTTGAGACCCATCAGGTCCCTACTATAGTTGAGTGGTTAAAGCAGTATGACCCTCTCAGGTACGGATTAGTAGATATTGCCGGTCTAGGTCGTCCCGTCTATGATATGTTGAAGAAAAGACTGTGGCCATGGGCTAGACTAGATTCTTATTATCCATCTGCATCGGGGAATGATGAGGTATTTAAGGCAATGGATCGGGAATTTGCTCATAAGAGAATCTTCTATCCCAAGACGGTGGCTGACGACCAGAAGAAGAACAAGGCCAAATTCATCGAGCAGATGTTGGATCTGGAGAGGAAATATACTGGGTTCAGCCTCAAACTTTCAGCCCCTCATATCAAGGGAAGGCATGACGACTACCCATGCAGTTTAGCGATGGCTGTATATGCATTGAAGGAGAAAGCGTTTAAGCCGGGTGTTTCCTATGTTGAACTTTAGAATAGTTCATCCTTTCATCTTTTTAATGCAGTTATCCTTCTTATGGCCTGTTTCATTAAAAACATTTAAATAGAAGATCAGCGCTTATATCTAATGCCGATACCGAACCTTACCGTGACAAACCACATTGTCGCGGAGATAGGGCGCTACTCTTGTGGAAAGGTCTTTGAACAAAGACTGGGAGTGTGTGATACTGTCCCCACGTTCACGGGATAAGCAATCGGGTCGGTAAACTATTTTTTATAGCTAGTTCAAGTTTAAATATTTCCGACCGCTCTATCTTCTTAGGTGATTAATGTGCCTCCTATTCGTTATAGTGAAGAGGAAAGAGCGAAGCAGCACGCAGAAATTTTATGGCCGACAGTCCGGATACACACAGAGAAGGCTTGGGGATCAGGGACCATCGTCTATTCTGAAGTGAACGCTAAAGGGGAATTCGTCTCTTATGTTTTGACCTGCCATCACGTCATTGCCGACAATATCAAGATCGAGAAGAAATTCGATCATAGGGTCGGATATGACATCAAGAAGGAGATTAGAATACCGGTAGAGATAGAATTCTTCTATTACGAGAAAATGTCCAGATGTATGGGCATAGCTGGATCCTGCAAGGCTGATATAGTCGCTTATGACGAAGATGGTGACATTGCTCTCTTAGAATTCAAAAAGACGTCTAAGACCCAACCTGTAGCAACCTTATTCCCGAAGAATCGGGAAGATGAAGTTCATGTCTTCGACGAGGTATGGGCCTGCGGTGCAGCATTAGCCCACGAACCTATAGCCACTAAGGGTATCATAAACTTCATGAATGAAATCCTCGAGAATGGTGTCGAATACTGGATGAGCAGCGCCCAGATCATTTTCGGCAATTCCGGAGGATCCCTATTCAGGTATAGCGAGGAAAGAGACAAGTATGAATTCCTAGGCATGCCTGCCCGTATAAGCATCTCCATGTCCGGCTTCAGTGCTGATCCTATAACCCACATGGGGTTCTTTGTCCCCATAACTAGAATCTATGAATTCTTGGACAACCATTTCTTCCAGTACATATACGACAAGAACGAGACGTTTGAGACCTGCAAGAAGAAGATGGAAGACTTCAAGAAGGAACAAGAGAAGCTATTACTAGCCAAATTCGGCGGTTCTCCAGAGCAGGACAAGAGGGAGAAATAGCAATGGGCTTGCCGAATGGAAAGTGTGATTCATGTGGAGAAAAGGTTGATGTCCTCTTTCCAGTCGGCATTCTAGACGAATTGCCTACGGGTGGAGAAGCTCATGTTCAACGTTGGTACTGCATCTCTTGCAAGGATACTCTAGAAGAAGAGGCGGGAGAGGCAGATGATAAGACCGACGATGACGATGAGCAGCCAAGACCTTTTAACCCGAAGTGATTAGATGCCAAGAGCAAAAATAGCGAAGAACCAGCCGAAGATACCCTCTTTTTCTAGGAGGGAGAAGGCATTAGCGGTTCTAGGAAGATTAGTCGGCGTAAAGCTGGAGAAGACTACTCCAGTCCAACCAACTTTTGTCTTTGAACCAGAACCTCAGATCAGATACCCTGTTTATGATTACATCAATCTATTTGAGGTAGCCACTACTTCATGGCCGCTCAGACGGGCATTCCGGGCGATCATTCAGGAATGCATAAGGAACCGTTGGACGATCAAACCGGCCTTTAAGTGGAAGTGTGACAAATGTGGCAAGACGTATGACCACACCCCGAATGAGAATCAGTTGAAGGAAGGGGAAAAACCGAAGTGCGAGGCTAATGGGTGTGGTGCTGAATTAAGACAACCATCCGAAGATCAGGCTAGGATTCTAGAACGTCTTCTTAAGAGACCGAATGGGGACTACCATTTCGATGACTTTGTTAAGTCATCTATATTCTACGACTTGTCCTTAGACGACTGGTACTGGGGCATGTCCTTCAAGCGGGTTCCTAAGACTGAAGGCGGCAAGGTAGTCGTTCAGGAGAAGAAGGTAGTCTACGAGAAGGTCCCTAAAGAAATATTCGTTGAGGATGCAAGGTTCATCTTCCCAGTAGCAGACGAATTCGGACACCTAGGCGGTTACGAATGGTTCTGTTCAGAATGTTATGATAAACAGCCCGGGGATCAGCCGGTAGTTGCTATCAGACAAGACATGAGTCTAGCAGATCGACAAAAGGCTATAATCTGTCCTCTCTGTGGGGAAGTAATGGAACAGACGGCCTACGTTCAGGAAATAGGCGGGATGGTGACGGCAAGGTTCACCAAGAACGAACTTATTCATGGGTCCAGTTCCAGAGTAGCACCTGCCCTCTTTGGGAATTCTAAGATCGTAAGCGTATGGAAGCTAGTTCAAACGGTCTTAGCCATGGACGATTATAATTGGGAAGTCTACAGCACCGGAAAGGTTGGAAGCATCATTGGCTTTCCGGGAGAGGACCAGTTAGAAGTCGACGAGAAGAAGAAGGCCATAGAAGAGGAAATCAAGGCCCTTGACGCTAAAGACATTCAGAGTGGAAGGTACAAGTCTTCTAAGAAGATAAGGACCCTAATGCTCGGTCTCAAGAAGGACCAGCAACCGATCAGGATTCCTATCATGGAAGACATGAAGGCGATGCAGTCGATCGAATTCTACAGGCTCTACATGGAAGCAATTGCCGGAATATATGGGGTTACACCTGAATTCGTGAGCACAACGGACGTGGCCGGAGGAGGGATAAAACTCAAGATTGATGTTCAGAACAGGACGACTCAGGAGCATCAGGCTGGATTTGCGGATCTATTTAACGACGACCTACTCCCCAAGTTCGGGATAACCGACTGGTTGTTCATCTTCAATCCGATAGAGGGAAGGGACCAATTAAGGGACTCTCAGACCGAACACACTAAGGCTGCTACCGCCATGACTTGGGCTCAGGCTGGGTTCAATGTAAGTCTAGGACCCGGAAGAGAATTGATCGTCACTGGAAAAGCGAACATACCTAGGGTTCAAGAACCTTCTAGGGCGGGTGAAGCACCTCGTTTCATGGAAGGCAAACCTGAATTCTGGCAGGGAGGAGAACCCACTAGGACAGGCGGCGAACGACTAGAATTGGGTGAGAAACCCACGGTTGAAGGGATGGGTGAGGGTGAAGTCCGTCTACCCATTTCTTGGTATTCAGCTTCTCAGATACGGATATGGGACCGGGTCTATGCTCTCAACAATGACAAAGATGAAGTCTATGTCGTGGTTAACAATCATGAAGTGCAAGGGACTAGAACTTCGGCTACTAATCTTAACTACGCTGTAGCTTACCTTCTCGATAACGTTCTGGAATACATTAGCTCAAAACTAGCTGGAAAAGTGGGATTTAACGAAGATGACTTTAAGTCCGGGCAAAAGAAGATCGTGACTGGCTTTCGAAGGAAATTTGAGCCAGAACTTTTGATAAACCTAGCTAGTTACTTAGATTCAATCGGCATGGAAGCCCTTGGTGAAAAGATTGATAGTCTGAGGATGAGACTAGAACAGATCAAGCCCAAGAAACTAGAGATTCAGGGAGAACCGAGTACGGAAACGGCGTCTGGAGAAATGTTGGAACCGATATTTGAACAGAAGTCTATTCTTCAGGCTCGTGCTCCTTTCGGGGTTTCATGGCAGGAGGAAACATTGTTCAAAGCTTTCAAGTCGATAATCAAATGGGCGCAGGATGAGGTTAAGAAGGGGAAGAACAAGGAAAAGGTGACGCACGAGGCCCTAATCAAGGCTCAACATACTTTGGACTCATCCTATGAGGAACTGGTTAAGCGGGCAATTGAGCATGCCAAGAAGAGGACGAAGAAGATCGTAAATCTTTCGCCCGATGAATTGAGAAGGATCAACGCCTATAAAGAAAACAGTCTCAACGATTTTGATAGGATCCTAAGAGATTCTCTAAAGGAGACGAAGAAGAATGACGGAGAAAACATTGAGTAAATGGGCCATTCGTGCCCATGACGGCACCGAGTATAGGAAAGTCGCTGTTTCAAGTTTAGGAGTGTTGAGTACAAGATGAGTGAAAAAGGCCTGCCGGCCCGGGCAATTTATGGTTTTGACGGTACCAACTGGGTAAAGGTCAAGGTTGATGCAGATGGAAAGGTCTATATTACTAATACAGATCTAACCACTATTCTCGCGGCGGTACAACATACCACTTATGGTCTTTCTGCCCTCAAGACCCTGATAGATTCAATCATAGCAAAAACTGATCTCATACCTGCAGGTGGGATAGCAACTGAGGATAAACAAGATACTATCATTGACAAAACAGAGAATTTGCCTTCAGATCCCGCAGACGAATCCGCTGTAGAAGCAGCCATAACCGCCGCTCATTCTGCTACCGAGACAAAGATTGAGAGGAAAATAACACACATGGATTTCTGGGCGGATAATACGGCGCAGGTCATTTTGACGACAATAGCAACTGCCGACTATGCTCTGTCCGCTTTAACCGTGGCCGGAATACCTAACGGAGCAACTTTAGTTCGCGTCGTTGCCCTGCTCAAGATAGCGGTTATTCGGGATACAAGCGCCTCCAACAATGCTGTGAATGGAGCAACTGCCCTAAAAGTTGATGCTGATGTTGCTTATGGTTCATTGGTTACGGCTATAGATATTGCAGACAATTCATGGGCTGTTCTGGTGGCGAATGGTGCAGACCGGGGCGGGGACATTATGATTGGAGACAACGATGTCAAGACCGAAATAACCGGGAATGGGATTTTTTACGCCCGGTTAGAGAACATAGCCTGTGACGGGAACAATCTCAGCCTTGAAGACGTTGCTTGGGGAGTAAGGGTTTACTTTTACTGAGGCATAGTCTTTGGGCTGGTTGTCCGGTTGGGGTAGAAAACGTGTCAAACTTACAATAGATGCCGATGACATTGACGCCGACTTAACAGATTTTCCTATTCTAGTCTACATATCAGCAAGTTCTGGAATCAATGCCGAGGATATGAGTTGTGTCTTTGATGAATTAATTTCGGATGCTAACAGGAAGAAGATAGCGGTTACAACAGGCGATGGCGTAACTGAGTGCAAAGTTGAAATAGAGAAATGGGATGACGCTAATGAAAAGGCTTGGTTGTGGGTTAAAGTTCCCACAATAGACGATGCAAATAACACGGATCTGTACCTTTATTATGATCGCAATCATGCCGACAATGATGCTAATGTCGGTGATCCAGAATCAACTCCTGCCATGGCTGTTTGGGATACTAATTTCTTGTTAGTTCAACACATGGAAGATACTGTCCTTGGTGAAGTTTGGGTTAGGCAGGGCAACTGTATAGGTCCAATCGCCGATCAATGGATCCTCGAATCTTCGGTTATATATGATATTGATCCCCAAATTCTTACTGGAGAAACGAATGTTTTTAAGATGTGGTACCTGAACGAGAATGCTGGAAGTTATGGTATTTATTATGCCGAATCTACAGATGGACTGTCTTGGACACTCTATAGCAGCAATCCTGTTTTAGCGAGCATACGCAGGGTTTCCATATTTAAAGATGGTTCAACATTTTATCTATACGGCAGTCCTGATGACGTAAATATTAAACGTTATCACAGTTCTGACGGTTTAAGCTGGACTGATGATGGAATAGTTCTTAGTCCGAGTGGCAGTGGGTGGGACAGTGTAAGATGCGTTAATTCTTTCGTTTGGAAAGAATCAGCTAATGACTGGAGAATGCTGTACGAAGCGGAAGGAAGTTTTTGGCAAATTGGTTATGCTACATCCACCGACGGTTTGTCTTGGTCTAAAAGTGGGAGCAACCCAGTAATTCCTGCTCCTAGTGGTGGAGTTCGTGGTGGTCCATTCGTACAGAAAATAGGTTCCACTTACTGGTGTTGGTGTCATGGTTCAACTGGTGGATTTCTACCAACGGACATTTATCGTTACTATAGCACTAATTTAACATCTTGGACGCAAAGTCCTTCTGGAATTGATTTCGCTCGGACTGATTCAGATGAGGGTCCGAGTAGTGGTGCTGGACAAGTCGCGGATCCAAGCTTGTTAGAAATGGGCGGCAATGTCTACATGTGGTACACGGCCTGTATAACTCAAAACAGCGGAGACATGCACATTAAACTAGCAAAGGCGACTGGGACTTTTGCTCAAATTATTCTTGCTCCAATAATTTTAGATTCCACAACTAACAACTTGGACGGTACAAAGAAAGACGGTACTCACCCCGCCGTAAACACTAATAGCAAAATAGCTCATGGTCAGACTCAAGCTTCTGCGGATTACATTGACTTTGGAACTTCAGCAATTTTAAAACCTACTAGTGTCACTGTAGAAGCGTGGGTGAAAAGTTCTGCCGATACCGGATATATTTTTTGCAAATCATGCGACAATAAGGGTGGACATGTGGCTTATGGTGTGAATTGGGGCGTTTACGCCGCTGGAAAAATATGGGTCCGCATACAAAAAACTAATGGCGGTTTAAGCCCAACATTTTTAGATTTGAGCGTAACCGTGGCAACAATGAATGATGGCAACTGGCATCATGTGACTTTTACTTATGGCGGAGTTGGTACTCCTATAAATCTCTATTATGATGGAGTATTAATAGGCACATCGGCGAATGGAGTAGCTCTTCTTTACGTGTCAGATATGAATGCTGGAACAGCAGAATATGATATTGTTGGGTGGGAAATTCCATTCGTAGGGGTTTTAGATGAGTTAAGGATTTCTGGTACCGCAAGAGCGGCTGGTTGGGTTAAGGCGACCTATGAAACCGGAAGGGATCATTTGTTGGTTTGGGGAACGGAAGAATTATTGCCAAGAGGGGCAGGTTCAATTATTCCCTTTATGGAGGAGATGATCCTTGGCTGAAGAAGGAAGCTTCTGGACGAGCGATGAAGGCATACTTCTCCGTTTAGAAGATCTAGCCGGGGACTTCACCTTTAAGACTTACAATGGGGCGCTGCTGGGGAATTTCAAAGAGGCAGGGTTCGAGAAGCTCGTTTGGGTAGGAGTGGAGGATGACAAGATCTGTGAGGATTGCCTAGACCACGTCGGACGGGTTTGGAGGTCCTATGGGTTTCTACCTAAGATGCCGAGGCATGTTGGCTGTCGTTGCTGTTGGGATGTAGAAATTTCATTGGAGGATTGACGGTTTGGAGAAGAGTTATCTGGCAGGTCTATTTGACGGTGAAGGTTGCGTTTCATTAATAGAATTAAAATAAAATGAGGAGGAAAAGAAAGAATGACTGAAGTGAAAGACCTAACCTATTCGAAGAGTCAAAGGAAGTCTAAACTGAAAGAGATCGTCGGACCAGACGGCACTAAGCATCAAGTGCCACAGGAATATTGGAGGGCAACAGTCCTAAGAGACCCGATGGGAGCAACGGCACAATTGGCTGCTCGGAACAAGGATCCTGACCTTGAGAAGATTAGGATAATGGACATACCCATCAAATCTTTCGTCGAGGCGCCGATCATAGATCTGGAGAAGCCAAATGAACCGATTCAACCGCCCATCATTTCTAGACCGTTGATTTCAAATCTCAGTCAGGACACGGCAAAGCGATTAGGATTTAGGTCTGAGCAAGAAGGTAAAACGAAGAAGAAGTGAGAAAATGAGGTTGGATCCGAATAGCGTGATTAAGCGGCCTAGATTTTTGACTTCAACTCGAAGACCCGGGTATGATATAGACTTTCATCCTCGCGCTTTTGACAAACCTCTCGCATGTCGGGTTGGAAGACATCCTACTCTAAGAAGGATCATTGGTCCCGGTGGCATACCCCATCTCTATTGCCCCAAATGTGGTTCAAGCATTGGGGAAGGTCTGCATACCGGAACGTGGAGCAAAGACGACATAGACCGTTTGACGAAGATCAAGCAGGGATTATATTCGGCTCAGAAACCTAGGACGAAGAAAGAGATAATGAATGAGGCTTGGGAGAAGCACCAAGCATCGGCGGGTCAACGTAAGGAACGAATGGAAGCTTCGATTGAGAGGTTTGTAAAAGAGCGAATGCTCGATGAATGACTTTTCTTCTAAGCCTATTAAGTTTCTTTATTTTGAAATAGCTAGGCTTAGGACCCTCTACGATTCTAAACCAGAAATACGTGAGGCTATAATAGAACGGTATGGGCAGGTAGTGAAGGAACTTGATGGTAGAGGAGCCAAATGGTTCTGGGCACCTCATCTAATAGACCAATTCATTGACATCAAGAAGGCCTTTATTAAACCCAACAAGCCGGCATGGAGGATCTTTACTCCAGAAGAAGTCTTTGACATTTCCGGATTTGAACTTCCTGTTCTGGTTGACGTCAAGATAGATGGGATGAGGCTTCAGATCCATAATGATGCTGGGGTACAAATCTATTCTGAAGATGAGGGCCTGAACAAGACTCATAAATTCAAGGAACCTCTAGAGGACATTAAGAAACTGCCGGAAGGAACGATCCTAGACGCCGAAGGGGTTCTAGTCGCTGATGGACAGGTTCTTCATAGGACTAGTTTCATTGGTTACGTTAACGGGAAGGGGTTTGACGAGGAGAAGGACAAGCAGACTGAATTTTGGGTCTTTGACGTCCTCAGATGGGGAAATAAGGATCTTACCGATGAGCCATTATCAGTCCGGTTATCCTACCTAAAGAAGGTTCCGGAATGCAAGCACCTGAAGGTGTTCAAGGCCGGGGAAGAAGCTTTCATCTGTAAGACTAGAGAAGAGGTTCTAACCGCGGTCAAGAAGGTTGCAGGGAAGAAAGGATCAGAAGGGGCAATGATTAAACTCCTTTCCAGCACATACGTCAAGGACATTCATAATAAAGGCTGGATAAAACTCAAGAACCTCAAGGAGGTAGACTGTCTAGTAGTTGAGATTGAACAACCCAAACACCAGAAGGGTCCTTTAGAAGGCAAACCGGTTGAGGGAGTATTCAACTATCATGTGGCTGCTGGTCCATACCCGGAAGCAGATGGTAAGGTTCTTCTAGACAAGGTTTCAACTAAAGTCCGAGAGTATGAGGGGAAAGTCTATGCTCACCTCGGTAAGACCTTTAATACCGAGATCAAGGCGAAGGTTGGGGACATAATAAGGGTCTGGTCACCGGAAATAAACAGGTATGAGGTTAAGGATACGAAACTTTATACTTATGGAATCTATGAACCCAAGGTTCTGGAATGGGTTCACGAGAGGAATATACCGGATAGTCTGAACGTCCTCAATCGTTTGGCGGAACAGACTTCAGAATTACATCCAAGAGAAGTTAATAAGGCTGGGGATTGGTGTGTAGATGGCGGAGGAAATTGGATCACGATTTCCGGTACTCATGTCTGCGTGGGTATTAAAGATCAAATGGAATTTCAAGGGTCCAACCCTATTCAGGAGACTCGAGTTCGAGCAGCTTTATCTAGACTACCTTTGGGAGATCGTAAAGACTTCAAAAGGGTTTATATCCGGGATAGGTTGAATCTATCCGGATATGACGCCACTTTTAAGAGGGATGTTGATGGTTCTTCTTCCATGTTCGTGGCGAAAGAGACTTTGGAAGGTGAGGACTGGAACAATTTTTCTAATCACGTCATTTCTCACGAAGTAGGTCATAATGTATTCGTTAGAAATCTGACCGAAGATCAGTCTTCGGATTGGAGAACTTTCTTCTATGACGCAAAAGATAGTTTTCCGTCCGAGCATTCGCAAATAAATCCGGATGAAGGGTTCGCTGAGGCCTATAGCAGATATCAAACTGGTTTGCCACTCGATCCCAAAATAAAGGATAAGATTGAGGGACTCGGGATAAAGAGATGAAGAAGAAGATTTACTTAGATTCAAAATTCAACTCAGTTCCTAAATCTGGGGCCAAATATGAGGTTGAATTAACCATAGAAGATGAACAGACAGTCGAGGAAAAATGGAAAATTCTGACTGAAAAGGACCGGGTCGCTAAGCAGGATGAAGGCGGGGATGGAGGACATTGGGTCACGGTTAACGGACGACACATCTTCATCGGGGATGAGGAGCAGGGGAATTGGGAAGTCAATTATGAGAAGGTGTCTGGTTCAAGGCAGAAAGTCGGAGAGAAGACTTACCTTTACAATCAGGATTCAGATGCCTTTCCCGAAGAAGAAAAGAAGAAGATCAGTTCAGCCCTTTTACTAGAGGACAACAAGATTAAGAATAGATTTTCTTCTGTCCTCTTAACCAAAGGGAAGGACTATTTTGGAATGAATTGGAGGGAATTTGACGGTGAGAAATGGGCTAACACCTTGGAAATTTCTAATTCGTCTCCTGAAGCCGTAATGACGATGGAGCATGAGTTCGGGCACGAATACACCAATTACGCCCGGGAAGAAGGATTGAATGAAGAATTCGAAACGGACTTTAAGAAGGCACGAAAAACTGACGGTTTAGATACAAGCGCATTTTCTCTTACCCCGGAACAGTCCAAGAAAGATATAGATGAAGACATCGCTAATGCCTACGCCGCCTACGTCGTGGATCCAAAAGCCCTTAAAGAGGCCAGCCCCAATCGTTACGAAGCCATTAGGGGTCTGGTTGAGAAGGTGAGGGGTAAACCATGAAGATAGAGAGGATCACCGAAGAAAAGATTGAGACGATCATGGTCTCAGATGAGAATTTCAATTTAGTCATTTATGCCTCACCCGGGAAAATGAAGGACGAGGATATTGAGGGGATCATTGAGGATTATCGGCGAAGGAAAGAAACCAAAGGATTTTCTAAGGTTGAGAAGAAAGAATCTGATTCCATGTATCTACCTCGTCATTCTTGCATGCTCATCTGGTCCGGGGTCAAGACACTGATAGTGAAGGAGAAACACTTTGAAGGCATGCTCAAGAAGAAAATGAACCTCTGCGATGACAATTACAAATATGGGGACATCATTCTCACTCGGATGTTTGAGATGTCTAGGGAAGAAGTCGACAGGAGTAGGAAGAGGAGCAGGTTAACGGATCTGGACATGGAGGACTGGAAGGGAGCTAAAATCTTCTACGGGTATGACTTTGAATTCGAACCTTTAGAGGAACCGCAAGAGGTTAAGGTTCCACATGGCGCCCAAACCTTCTTTAATATCGAGAAGGCTGAAGGTCCTACCTTACCTGAATACGAGGGACTGGCTAAACCGGGTGAACCGTTACCAGACAAATATTACAAGTTCCATTCTAATGTCAAGGATCCTAAGTTCGTACTTCAGAGGCATTATCCGACTGGGAAGAAGGTGCCGATAAAACCGGGTGAAGAAGAACCTCAGATGTATAAGAGCTTCGTAGTCGAGTATGATGAGAAACACCCTGAGGCTTTGACCGGTCTAATGTCTGATCTGATAGACCAATACGAGGAACTAGACGAGAAGGAACGGGTCAAGATCGAGAAGAGTACGTTTGGGGTCCTCTTCGAGGGTTTAGTGGTTAAGATCCGAGACCATTTGGATCTGAGGATGGAGATAAGCGATTCTAAATTAGTAGGTGTCACCATTCACCCACCGGTCCCGGGAGGAATAACGGCTTGGGACGCCTTTAAATCTCGCATGACTGGCGAAGAAAAGACTCAGGTCACGCCTAAGTACGAACACCCTCATCCTTGGCTGACTAGGGAAGGAGAATTAAGATTTCCAACGAGGCACAAGGAACCTCAAGAGGCCCATTACCTAGAAGTCGCTAGGATGGACATCATAGACACTGGACCGGTTAAGTTCGGGGTTCAGAGGGAAGACCTGCATGAATTCTTCTTCTATGGGAAGATTTTAAAAGGCCGATGGGTGATAAGGAAGCTGAAGATAGGAACAGAAGCAGCTCATTGGGCTTGGTTGCTAATGAAACCATCCGACCAGAGACCATTAGACCCTGTTCTGCATCGGGATAATGGGCACATTAAGATAGAACGAGTAGCTGAGCCAACGACAGAAGAACGTTCCCATATAGAAGAAGAGACTCAAGCGGCTAGGGCGGAAAGAGGACAGGAAATTTAGGCTCTTATACCGTCGAAGGTTATTGTCAGGGCTATTTGAATCTTGAATTCTAACTGTAATAATTCCCTAATCCCTTCAGACGTTATGAAGTACTGATGTCGGAAACGATCTGGCTTCGTACGACCTAAACCCGGTCTGGTTCTAAGCCAAGGCAATTTTTCTAAACTTGAGGATATGAAATTCTTCTTCTTCAATTCGGCTATGAGAGAATAGAAATGGCCTAAGGGGAAGTCGAATTGAAGGGCGGACATCTTCTTCCTGATCTGGTAACGAGTGATGTAAGGATGGTCCTTGAGCACCTTGAGGATTATGCATTTTTCTAGGATATACTTGTCTCTCATACGTGGTACTTCTCGGGGTGAATGAATAGGTTTATTATATGGGGTAAATGACTTAGGTCCTTAAAGTTATTGGAATTGAGACGGAGGATCCTGATGCCGAATGAACCAATGTACCTATCCCGTTCAGCGTCTCTCTCCTTCTGTCCCGGAATAGCAGTATGAAATATACCATCTACCTCAATTAGGAGCATTCGATCGAAGTCAAAGAAGTCCAGATGGTAGAAGGAACCCCTAGATTTAGATTTAAGCAAAGTGGACAATAAGGTGGCAATTCGCGCACAGAAGTTGAATAATGGACAATAATTCTTTCTGTGGTAATTTATAAATTTCAAGCCATGATTCTCCCGTTTGACGTCCAAATCTATGATGGAAGACAAGAACTCTTGGATCTGTCGTCCCACATATTGAACATTCGCCGCCGAGAGTCTGGATAAGTTTAAGACGCATTTTCCTTTTAAATCTTCTTTCATTTTCTTGTTGTTTCGGAAGAATTTTTCTCTTATTCTTGGAGTAATATTCTCGTTTGTACTGTTTAAGCTTTTCTTTATTCTTGAGTCGCCATTTATGCTGCTGTTCTCGGTATTTATCCGGATACTTTGCCCGCCAACGATAGACAGCCGCCTTCCAGACTTCAGGGTGTTTCTGGTAATGTCTTCTATTTGCTTCACTTGCGGGCATGAATCGTTTCTCTCCGAACAACTCCTTAGATAGAGTAAAGTTAATTGGGTTATATAATCTTTACTAATTTTTGATGGGAATGGACAATTATGGATGAAATTGTTCTCCTCATTAAGGAGGACTAAAGCGGCGAAGGTGTATTCCTCTAGGGTGGACCAGCAGTTGATGTAATACCGTTTAGACACGTTCGAAGAATACTTGATGAAGGCCCGTTCCTTAGCTGAAGTCGGAGGCATTGGCCGCTTAATCGCCTTCAAGAAGGCTCTGTAACCATTGAACCTGTGCATGATCATGTCATAGAGGAAAGGATCCTTCTTCTTGACCTTCTGGTATCTGGGCGAGTGATGTGGATCCGGGAATAGGGAAATGAAGATTTTCTTCAGTCTCTGTCTAGTCCAAGGATCATTCATTTCTCTCTTTAAACTTCTTGACAAATTCCATCATGCCCTTAAAGATGTCTAACTTCTTTGTCAGGCCCAATAACTCTCCGATGTACCAGAAGTCTGAATACTCCTTCGTGGTCAGGTCTAGAAGAAGCTTCTTCCCCTTAGGTTTCTTATCATTAGGGTTCAAGTTTAGCTCCCTCCTTAACCTTCTTCTTGATGTAGTCACGAAAGGCCTCTTCTGCGGCATCATAAAGTTTAGTCTTAGCCACGCTCGAAGTAGACCTGAATTTCGTCCATAGGACATCATCCACTTCGACCATTACCTTTTTCCTAGTCAACTTAGACAACTCTTAATAGTATTAAAGCTCAGACTAGTTAATAAACTTTTAAATTTTGATGATAGGGTATATTAATGTTCGGACAGTCTATGTATTCGTACAACACAGGGAGTACAATGTCAGAACTAAATGGATGTCCAGACACCCTTCTCAATTCTGAGTTGGAAATATACAAACATCCATTGGTTCAATCCCTGTTAGATGCCCTTCCCCAACCTCTTACTCGCACTCCTTGGTCATTCACTTTTCCCATTTCTAAGAAGATGGAAGAAGAAGGAAAAATCATTATCGCTGGTTATGCTTCCGTAGAGGTCATTGACAGCCAGAACGAACTTATACCCATACCGGTTCTAAAGGAGGCTTGGGTAAAGTTCAAGGCTAATAAGTATTTTGCTACTGGGTCACTCATGCATTCTAACATTCCTGTCATTAGGATCCTAGACGAGTACAAAGATTCTAAGGGTCAGGTCTGGAAGAGTGAAGTCGACGACACCGGTCTCTTTATCGTGGCCGAAGTCAGGAACGATATCGAGAAGGGGTTGCAGACGATTGAACTTATCAAGGATAATAAACTTACCGGGTTCAGTATAGGAGGGGAAGCCCTAGCTTCTTCTATCATCTGTGAAGGGAAATGCTACACTAGGATAGACAAGATGGAATTACACGAAATAGCGGTTGTGGACCGTCCGGCAAATCAACCTTCCGTCTTTACCATAGTCAAGTCGGATAGGTTGAGAAAATTGGCGGAATTGACTGAAGCCCTTCCTGATCTAATCATCAGTCCGGGAGTAGCCAAGGTCGCAGGTTCAGTAGCCGAATTAGGAGAAGGTCACGATTTCGACCTGATCATAACCGCTTCTGAAGGTTCATTTGTTGACCGGGCAATTCAAACCCGGATTTTTAATGAGCTGAGAAGAAAAGGGAAAGAAGACCTTTGGAAGAGTCTACATGTCATTCACGAACCGGAAGGTCTAGGACCCTTTACCGATCACTATGACCTGTTCGATCTTGTCCTGTTAAGGTCTACTCCCCATAAAAGGGACATGACCTACACCGGAGGGGAAAAGACTAAGAACTCCCTCAAGGACAAACTCGTAGAGGAATTCAAACTTAATCCGGGTCAAGCTGGTTTATTGATCAACTGGCTTGGCGATGCCGCTAAGAAATTAGTGGCTGTTGGGACAAAGAAGGAAAAATTCGAGTGTCCCATTCTAGTCTCAGTAGAGAAACTAGATGAGGCAATAGACAAGGCCAATTCAAGTAGGATAATGAGAAAATCCATATCTCATCTTGATGAGGCAATTTCAAAGTTATCTCTTAACCGAGAAACTATAACCTCGTAAGAGGAAGGAAAGAAAGATGCCAGAAATTAAAGAACCGGAAAAACCTAAGGAAGAGGAACCGAAAAAGAAAGCATGCGAGGAACCAGATAAATATCCTAAAGAGGAAAAGGCTGAGGCCGCTCCCCATTGGGCTATTGAACTGGGAGCAAAGATCGACAAGCTTGCGGATGCCATAATTCGTTCAGCGGCTAAACCTGAAGAGGTTAAGCCGGAAGAGGAAAAGCCGAAGGAGAAGACGAAGGCTGATGCTTATCCCAAGCCACCTGAGGAAGAGAAACCGAAGGAAGAGGGAAAAGCTGAACCGGAGAAGTATCCTTACGGCAAGGACGAGCAGAAGTTCAAGACCATGATCGAGGACGCAATCAAGTCGGCCAATATACCGGATGTTGTTGAGAAAGCAATTTCGAAACGTCTGGTCGAGGAACCGATCGAGAAGCGCGCTAAGGCTGTGGGTCCTGAGAAGGAATCCGAAGTCGACATTTCTCCAGAAGCACTAGGCAAGTTGTCTTTTAGAGAAGTCGAAGCACTGGCGAAAAGACTGGGGTCTTAGATATGCCAGAAACAATGGAAGAATTCCTAGCCAAGTTCTACGGTCCTAGAAAGAGACTGTTGAAGACCGCAACCCAAATATCGGATGCGGCAGTCGCTGCTGGGTCTAGAACGATCTGGGAACCAATCTTTGGCGCTAAGGTCTGGTCATGGCTGAATCTGGAAGCTAACGTATTCGCTATTCTGCCGAAGGAACCATGGGGCAAGTCAGGCTGGCGCATACTAACCGCTCGAGCTCACGAATCGGGTGGAGGCATAGCTGAAGGCGCAGAGGGTGGAGCAATTCCAGCGTCTGTGACTCTCACCTTTGCTGAGGTATTGGCCGCGCCTAAACTGGTCAGCCACACCTTCGACATAACGGAACTAGCGGAATTTCTAAGCTCAGCCGACGACGCAATAGACCTGTTCCCGATTTACCGAGAGGAAATTGGGAAGGAACACGCCTCCTGCATCAACAAAATGCTGGTTGGGGATGCTAACACTGTGGCCGGGAATAACTTCGAATCTTTGGACCGTGTTATAGCGGCTAAATCCGAAATAACCGGTGGAAGATACGGAGCTAACGATCTAGACATTTATGGTCTAGACCGAGACAGTCCGACGACCTACGATGCTTACGTAAGTCACAACAGCGGCACAGACAGGGACCTAAGTCTGTCTCTCATTGATACCGTACTTCAAAATGTATGGGATAATGGAGGCTTACCTAAGGTCATTCTGACCAAGACCGACAGCATGATGCGATGGCAGCAACTCCTCGAAGCCGAAAGACGATTCATGGACACCGCTAGGGTAGTCCCTACCTACGGCGGCGTGCGTGGACCGGCTCCGGGTGTAGAGGCAGGATTCCTAGTCGCAACCTACTTTGGCATACCCATCATACCGAGCATAGACATTCCAGTGGATGACACTATAGGTCCAATATTCTTCATCGACACCGATTTTCTCAAGTTCGCGGTTGCTCAACCGACGACCTACGTGGAATCGGGCAAGGGTGAAGGATTCATCTATAGGGGATACTTCAAGACTCAGGGTCTGTACAAGACAAGGGGCGAGCTTAGGGCATACCGGTTCAACGTTCACGGCAAGCTAGTAGACCTGAAGTAGACGGTTAGTCCGGAAGGATTAACCTTAACTTCTCCCCTTTACTTGACGGGGAAGGTCCGGTATAGGACCTTAAACTATACCAAATAATAAAAAAGGAAGAAAGAAAATGGGAACGAACGACTTAAGTCTTGGAAAAGCTGCTTGTCCTTTCCTAATTACGGGAAGACGATCAAAGCACTTTGATATGGACGGTAAACTATCGGTTACTTTGGATACGACCGCATTGGCCGCAGTTGAGACAAGAGAGTCAGTTGCTAGTGAAATAAAACTGACAACTAACAGCTCTTACTTGACCGGGGATAGTCTGGTTTATTCCGGTGGAAGAGGATCATCCGCCTTAAAGATCAGCTTGACGCACTCCGGTCTAGGTGGCGGACACGGAATATACGTGGCTTTAACTAATACCGGGGCACAGGTTACGGCTGGTCACGGCGTAGTCGGAATCAAATGCGTGGTTACAAATACTGTCGCATTGAGTAATGGTGTCATATACGCCGCTCAGTTCATAGCTAAACACAACCACGCCACCAATGTAATGACTGCCGAAGCCAGCCTTATTGGAGTTGAAGCTTGGGCTTACCTCGCCAACGATGGACCAGCCAGAACAGCGATAGGAGCAAACTTTGCTATCCATAACGAATGCACAGCGGCAATTGGGGCCGGTTCAGTCCACAGAGTAGTTCAGATAGTATGCGATCTAGCCTCGGGCGCTCAGGCGCCAACTGAAGGTTCTGCTCTATGCATTTGGAACTTTGTCGGGGCATGGGACAACGCTATCAACATCGTCAATTCTAGCTCGGGTTTCACTAATTTCGTGAAGTTCACTGATGACGAGGCGCCAGCCAAATCGACAGAAGCGGTAACTGGCACTCAAGCCGGGTGGATCAGGGTACTTATCGGTTCAGTGACGGGATACATACCAGTTTATCCGACCCACGATTAGGCAAGTTAAATAACTGGGAAGACTAGATAGATATAGGTGTCAAAAATTGAGGAAGATAAACCTGAAGCCCTATAAGGTGTCAATCACTACACCAGAGGGGATTAAGGAATTCGACTATGACATTAAGACGTCTATCGAGTCTATTCTACTGTCCTCGGGACCAATGACCGAACAGAAACTGTCGATGGTTGAGGTGCTTAGGAATGCTAGGCTGGCTGAGAAAATAAAATCAGCTCAGGATGACATTCTACTCGAAGAAAGCGAGTATAGCACCTTAAAACAATCCTTCGACGCCTTCAAGGGGTATAGCGGGAACGAAGTCGAAATGTGTCGTCGGGTGCAAGAAGCGGATCATGTAGACGTCCAAGAGAAAAGAAAGAAATCATAGGTTAGTAAACCTTTTCTTAAGTTTCTACTCTAGCCAGAAGAGTAAAACAAACTGGTTCAAAATAAAAAAAAGAAAAGAAGGAAAGAATGAATGGCTCTTACAATTGTGCAAGAATATAAAGGATCCTTAGCCGGCTTGCTTAAGGTCATCATATACAAGATCACGGACAGTGACGGGAGCGGAGGAGTAGTCAATGCAGCGGTAAACCACATCTGTTGGGCAGGGGCAACTAACCTGACTAGAGCGGTCTTTATGAGTACGATCTGGACTGACGATTCAGAGGCAATAACTCTCGGGACGGAAGGAAGTGCTGGCGACGTTATAAGGCTCATAGTTCTGGGATGGGGGGGTTAGATGTCCAAAGAAGAAAAGAAGGACTGTGCTGAGGGGCTCATCAAACTCGTCAACAAGCCCAATGCTTGGAGAATGGAAGCCACTCACGTGCTGATAGACTTTGGACACGACATCAAGACCCTCAAGATGGAATGTGCTGCCGTCCTCGGCTTAGCAATCCTTATATTGGGCGTCATGGTTAAGTTAGCATTAGGGTGAGACGATGACAGACATAACTTTTACCGTATTCAAGAAATCCTACGCCGACAACATTACTGATGCCGCCTTTCAAACCGCGTTGAAGACGGACTTAGACGCCCTGACGTGCAATACCGTTTACGAATTAAGCATCGAGCACGTTCAAGGATTTTGGGTAGTCATACTCGTCTACGCCTAGGGATAGATCATGACCTACACGCCGAAGTACGCCTCTCAAGCTAAGGTAGCGGGAATAACCCAGTTTACGGCAGGGGCTGGAACTACCCCGACCGAGACTCAGGTTCTTACTTGGATAGAAGAGGTTGAGGCGGACGCGGATGCTAGGTTCTTAGCTTCTTATACCGTGACTGACCAGATCATAGACGTGGATCCAAAACTGAACTACCCTCCCAAAGGTACGATCGCTTGGTTAGAGGCAATCGCCGGGGCTGAATTCGAAGAGGCCAATGCCGGGGTATTAATACCTCCCTTCAAACCGGTAGTGAGCGTTACATCCATATATCGAAGGACTACCAGTCTAACCGAGACAGCTGTATGGGAACTTCTAACTGAGGGTCCGGGATCAACGGCCAGCTTCATAATCATGAAGAAGCCGACTAAGACGGGGCAGTATCTGGGAGTAGCAATCTTCTTCTACCAGAATGAACCGTACGTCGGCTTCGGTAGGTTAAAGATGACCTACGTCTACGGATGGAACCTGAACACGACGATAATAGGCGAGTGGTGCTCCCTTAAGGTCGCATTGAAAGTTCTTGAGGCTCTAAAAGAGGCCAACACCCCGGTAGGAAGCGGGGACTATAGTCTAATGGACCTGAGGATCGGTCTAGTAGACATCGAGACGAGGGCGAAAGGAATAATCAAAAGAGTGGAGGAATTAGAAGAACAGTACTTCCCTAGCAAGAAGTTAGGTATAGCATTCTTCTAGGTTCATTGCCCGGAAGGGCATCCCAATAAAATGTTGATGTTGGTGAATAAATGGGAAAATTTCAAGACCTCTTGAGCAAGGAGGGTGAGACAGTGTCTCATTACGTTCATTCCTTTGAGAGCAGTAGAAATTCGACTACTAATCTCAAGATTTCTAAATGGGCGGCTTCTGTAAATATAAAGGCCTGTGTCAGAAGCCAATCGAAATTACCTGACCATAAGGATGCTGGTCTGCATTTTCTAGACCATATTGTTCTTCTGACTGAAACTGTTATGAACCCCTTAGACGTCGTGAAGTGGAACAGTAAATATTATGATGTTTCGCTCGTAGAAGGACAATTCTGGAAAGGAGTATTGCAATATTATAAGATCACGTGCGAGGAACGTATTGAATTTCTAGGTGTTTGATATGGTAGACATAACTGACCCCGTTCGGACCATCGTAGGTTTACTGAAGTCGTCTAGTACCGGCATTGGGACAACGGGCTATGAGATAACCAACGATGCCGGAACAGGACTAACCATATCGAATGGGGATATACTCGTCTCTTATGCTTTGAGTCGGGAAGAACTTAAGGATCTGTTCGGAGGAAGTCAGGATTATGACGTCATCATTACCGTCAGGAAAGGGGAGGTAGAGGACGACTGGATAGGCCTATCAACCAAGCAGTGGAAGGTTCCGGTAATAATCGAGGTTAACATAATAGACAAGTGGTCGGGAGCAGGTTCAAATCTGCAGACCATAACTGCCGTTCTAGTCCGGGAAAAGGCCGAGAATGCTATTAGGAAGTTCATCAAGAACAAGACGAATGCTCCGGGCGGTTCAGTTCATCGTTGGTTAGGCAAGACCTACAGAGACGAAGAGGACAGAAGCCTTAAACCCATCATTTTCAAGTGTACCATAACGACTGAATCGTGGACCTATTACGACCCTCCGATCGAATACTGTCCTGCCGGTGAACAGATAACAGGCGGAGGATTAGAAAATACCTTGGAGGGTTGGGACAGTGGCGGGTATGGCACCTATTTCAGCGACTCTAATCCTCATGGCGGCAGTTGGATGCTCGTACTACAGCTCAATGGATGTTCTGGAGAAACCAGTTGGATTAAACAGACCCTCTCCTCTTCTATTAGAGTCGCATGCGTAAGCCTATTGAGGTTGTTCGTGATGGGGACGGTGATTGTTACTCTCACATACGAGGACAATCCCGATCAGGAGATAGAATGCGTAGGGAATTTCTGTGAATGGACGGAATTTGATCTGACGGGTGACCTGATAACCGGAAAGGTCTTAACCGCGATAAAGATAGAGAACGTTAGTGCAGACGCTTACGTTGATGATGTCTCTCTGGTGGGGTCCGGATGAACAACCTAACGATCGTCATACCCGTCTCAGAGGATCCTAAGGTCATAAAGGATTTCATAATTGGCAATGAGAAAATCCTAACTGAGAATCGGGTCATAGTAGTCAATCGGAGAGGAGGAGAAGAATTGAAGCCCTTCTCGACGATATGGTTCTCTAAGGAGTCCACCTTTTGGGATGCCAGAAGGGAAGGTCTAGATCTAGTCGAGACGGAGTATACCCTCTGTCTGGATTCGGACACTATACTCCCGGAAGGTTACATCGAGGAAGCCCTCACGATTCTTCAACTGAGAAGGTATGTAGCGGTAGTGGCTATAGACTACGAGGACCTTCAAGGCCATTTAGCGTTCGGGACGAGCATCTGGAGAACCGTTATTCTAAAGGACCTTTACGACTGGAATAAGAACAGAGAAAATCCTTCTCGGGGATGCGAATGCGTCCATATGTGGTCCAAGGTTAGAAGGTCCAAATTCAGAGTTGAAACCCTCAACATGAGGGCTAAACACCTAAAAATTGAAGGAGGAAATAAAACACGACTGACGTGATAACCCCTCAAGATGTAAGTGTCTATTACGACACGGAAGACACCTTCGGAGACGGAGGAAGTGCAGGCACGCCTGTATTCTCTTGGATAGGGATAATAGACGACGTGATGAATTCCTACGGCAACTCCATGCTTGAATGTCGTGGCATTGGAGGCATAGACGTGAATGCCTTAGCCGTTGGAATGAAGGACCCGGAAATAACTCTCAAGTGGATAGTCCAGAAGAAGAGGAGCGTGGCAACAGCCTTTGACCCGGCCACTTTCTTCGCCTATGCAAAGAGCTTTCCTACCGGATTGGCCTTAGGCTACGAGGCGACATTCGGCGCTAGTCACTTTAGTCTCTGGTACAAGGGCATGCAGATGGACTCTCTAGAGGTAGAGTTTACAGTTGACAGTTTCATAAAGGCCTCTTCTAAGTTCGTCGGCCAAGACATAACTAGTGCCAATGCCGTGATCGGGGCGGCGAGCAGGGCATCTAATCCCCTCGACCTAGCCAACAGTTATTCCTTGCCATTAACTGGCTTCGACGCTGAAGTATTCGTTAATGCGGCGGGAGCAGGGGACAGTCCGATCGCCAATCTTAAGAGGGCGAGCTTCTACATAAAGAACAACCTGACTAGGATCCCTGTTGTTAGGACGAGCAATGCAACCCTTCTCAAGTACATCCTCAAGTCTAGGAGAGAATTGGGAGGAGAATTGACCGTCTACGTCGAAGACAAGACGCAGATAGACTACCTGCTTAACGCCACGCCCTTGGACATTAGAATAGACCTCGAGAAGAGCGGTAATACACCCTACTTCGACTTTACCGGCGCCAAGATAGACATGGGCAACTTGACGACTAGACTGAACGAAATACCATGTGAGATAAGTCTGCCATTCACGGCGACTGGAATCTCAGTGGGTTAGGTGGTGACATGAGAAAAGAAATAACCCTTAAGAAAGAGGATTTTGGTTCTGATTGGGAGGGCAAATACGTCTTTGAGACTATGAGCTGGGGAACAAGCAACGAGATAACGAGCGACTGTACCTCGATCAACCCGGCGACCAAGAAGAGCTCAGTAGACCTTAAGACGCTCCAAGCCAGAATGCTTGATGCTACCTTAGTCGAGAAACCTAAGGGCATAACTCTAGACGTCCTGATGCAGAAGGACGGCATACCGATGGTCCTAGGAGAATTCCTTATGTCGGTAGCAGACCACGTCAACGGCTTCGGTGAAGAGGACAGAGAAACACTAAAAAAATTAAAGCGGCGATGGGGTTTGGAGTAGGTCAGCCAGACCTAGCCCTTTATAGACTCATCAAAGGCGGGGATACAGGCCTCAATATCCGACTAGCAGACCTCTTAGACAGGGAGATGGAAGTACCTAATCTAAGGGATCTGATAAGGAGCTTCTTAACCGGTCAGAAGCTCAAGGTGAAGATTAAGGGTTTACCGGTCCCTCTAATAAAGAGGTTGGAAACGATCCAGAGGGAAATAGACGAGCAGATCCAGACCGAAATAAACAAGGCGAAGAGGAAGACAAACACATGAGTGAAGAATGCGATGTAGACTTCGACCTTAGGGTAGAGAATGTTCAGGAGGTCCTAAGGATCCTAGACGGTTTCCCTGAGTATGTTCACGACGAACTTTATACTTCCATGGAGAGGATAGCATCGGAGAAGGAAAGGGAATTGAAACAGATGGCTGGCTGGACGGACAGGACAGGACACTTCAGGAGAAGTCTATACGTTGCACCGACCTTCGATCCGATAGGGATAGAATTCGGTTCTTTCGCCGCCTACGGTTTTTGGGTCGCTAATCCCCACGGCACTTGGAGTCCTACATGGTGGGAGGAGTGGATCGAGATTTGTGTCCGTCAGATGGAGGACAGGTTACTAGGGGCATTGGATAAGATAATCAAGAAATTCAACACGGAGTATGGTACCTAATGGGGATGTTAGAAGGAGGCGGAGGAGGAGGCGGTCCTACCCTATGGATGGCAATTGCCGCTAGGGACAGGACAGGGGACACGTTCGACAGGGTAAGCAACAAGGTCAATAAACTCCAGACGATGTCGGTCAGGGCGATGGGCAAGATTGGAAGTCTAGCTATGTCCTTCGCGACACTAGGCCGGGTGACTGGTCTTCTAAATGAGGAACAGGCCCGGACTATAGGATTAATGGGCACGGTTATAAGGATCTTCACTACGGGTTACTATGTGGCCAAGACGATCGCAACGGCAGTCACATGGGCTCACAATGCCGCCTTGACTTGGGAAGTGTCTCTAATGACCCTCGGCATAGGAGTAGCAATTGCGGCGGCTGCGGCTATAGCGGTTCTAGCGATGCAGACTCAGAAGGCGGCAGACGCTCAAGGATCCTATAACGCCGAATTGGAGAAGGGGACTAAGATGGAACAGAGAAGAGCGGCTAATCAGAGATTAGTACGGAGAGGCGAGTTTGAAGAAATTATTGACTGAGACTCAAAAATCAGAAAAACGTCTGGCGTATAAAAATAATCCGACCTATTACAGGTTAAAACAGAGAGGATATTATCATGCCCTTCGAAAGAAAATTTTGATTCTTCTAGGTGGAAAATGTGTCTGGTGCGGTTATGATAAGAATTGGAAGGCATTGACAATTGATCATGTTCGTGGCAATGGATCAGAAGAGAGAAAACTGCTAACTCATAGAAAAAGTGCTGGTGTTAAGACGTATAAATTCATCTTGAAGAGAATTCAGGAGGGTTCAAAAGACTATCAGTGCCTCTGTGCAAATTGTAACCTCATTAAGAAAATTGAACAAGATGAATGTAGGAGAAAGAAAGATTGACAGTCAAGAATTTTACTGTCAAGAAACGTCGGGGTGTCTTAGGCGCTTACGATAATGCGAGTGGACAACTTATATACGGTGGGTCCACGAACGAGGGAGGAGTAAACAGTCTAAATTGGGACGACGTAATTCAAGCGGCGATCGATCACGTTGATACTTCTGGCACCGTCACCGTTGAGGGGATAGATTTCAAATTCTCTCTGGACAATGGGGTTAACATTCCCGAAGGGGTAACGGTCTACGAGAAATTTCTTGGGAGGAAAGTGACTTATACCCAAGGCAAGGGGGAAGGTCATTATCACGTCGCCGGGGACATAAGTTCAGGCACCCTCAATCTGGATAGAATTCCTTCTCATAGTTCTGCCAAGCATACCGAATCCTATGCTCCGTCAAGCCATTATCACTCATGCGCAGAACTGACAGACCATGGCAAGACTCTACATGACTTACTTGACATTGATGCCGGGACGGTGGAAGGGGCGACGGTAAGTGAAATTCGGTACCACGAACCCATGGCCCATGAGCATGTTGAGTCTGAAATTACTGATCTGGTCCACGACGCTGTCAAGATCAAGGGGAAGGAAGTAGACGATTCTGGAATCGGGGACGGCAAGAAGCTTGGTTACAATGCTGTTTCCGGGAAGATTGAGTACCAGACCGGAGGGACGGGAGGAATGGAAGTTCATGGCAACGAGTATCATGAACCGGACTTTCTGTCGGAAGAAGTGGATCCTTCTATCGACTCAACCCTGAAGGGAGTGACTAAGGCCCAAGTTCAGGATCATGATCCTAAAACTCATTCTCATCCAGAATCCGAAGTTACAAATCTGGTTACTGATCTGGCCTCTAAAGAAACACCTTCCGGTTCACAGGCGAAAGTGGATGCCCATAAGGATCTAAGCACCGGGGTTCATGGTGTAGGAGCAGGCGTCGTTTCTAAAGTCGGGGATATAGCGGTTGATTCTAACTTATCAGTTGCTGCTCAAGACGCTGTATCAAAGAAGCATACTCATTCTAATCAGACTTTACTGGATTCTTATACCCAGACGGAAGTTAATTTGGCCGATGCAGTTTCTAAAAGACATAGTAATAGCCTAGATCATTCTCATTCTAACAAGACCCTTCTCGATTCCTACACCCAAACAGAGGTTAATCTTGCTGACGCCGTGACAAAGAAACACGCTCAGGTTCATGGAAGTGGAGATCATACCGGGACTATTGGAACCCCTACTCAGGTCGGTCTAGCAAACGTTACTAATGATTCTCAACTTAAACGGGCGGACGGGGATTTGAATTCATTTACCTTAAAGGGGACACCGGTTGCAGCAGATGTTCTTCTAGTAGAGGACAGCGCTGCTAGTTTTGCTAAGAAGAAGATAACGGTTGGAAGTCTACCCTCAGGAGGAGGAAGTGAACTTGAAACCGTGGTGGTTGCTACTGCTGATACTCCTAATACCACAACCACTTTGGCGGATGCAACTGGCTTAGTCTGTGCATTGTTGGCTAATTCAACTTACATTATCGAGGGGTTCATTGTTTGGAGTGCAAGTGTGGCAACCGTTGGAATCAAGTTGAGTGCGACTGGTCCAACAAGTCCAACATTATTGGCTGGTCACTTCATAACGGATGCGACTAATGGGACACCAGATAGTTCTTCATTCAACGCTAATGATGTAACGGTAACTACTTCAGCTTCGGCATTTACGGTTGGAAACGTAGCGGCATTGCATTGTATCGTTAAGACCGGAGCTAATGCCGGCAACTTCCAGATCAGATTCGCCGCTGAAACAACAGGTACAATCACGATAAAGATAGGTTCTACTCTAAGGTGCAGGAAAGTGGCCTAATGAGTCTGACAGTCCCTACTATCTCAGTGACCGTCGGCGGAGATACAATAGCGACAGCAGAAATACTCTCCTTAACCTTGCATTTAGGTTGCACGACTGAAGTGTCCTCTTTTGAAATGGTTATGGATAATGGCAATCCGGATTATAACATTGGCGACTATTACCCCGGAGGAAGCAAAGAATTCACTCTGGGCGACGCATTCGTCGTTAAACTGAAAAGGGGTTCAATCACTGGAAGTACAAACCCGCTTCTAACCGGCAATGTCGAGGTTATAGACGTTCTAGATGAAGCTGAAGAATTCAATTACCGTAACGTCGTCATACTCAGGGGAAGATGCAAAGGCCTTCAACTCTTCGCTAGGAAGTTCAATGGTGACCTGATAGACCAAGTAGGAACGGGGTATAAGGCCTTCAAGAGAACGGCGGGAGAAGCTGAAAGCCTAATCGCCTTTCTAATCGACAACTATACCTCTCTGTCTCATACCAGAGTGAACAGCGCTATAACCGCTCAGGCCGCCTCTGCTCAGAAGGATGTCAGCGTAACGGATGGAACCAAATTCACGGCTGGCGACCTAGTCAAGATTAGAGATGGAACGACTTGGGAGTATAATAAGGTTGCAAGCATTGCGACCAACGTCTTAACCATGACCAGTAATTTAGTCAATACCTATGAAAACACTGGGTACGTGGATCTGGATCTGATTAAGGACACTAACACGAGTTATACGGAAATGCTGTTCAGCCACGAGACTATTTTTGACATTATCAAATTCATAGCGGACACCGCATCTACTTCTGGCGGAGTGATAGGTTACGATTCCAGAGTAGAGTACGACGGTTGTTTCGCCTTCGTCTCCAAGGGTAGCATAGCAGAACCCTATAACCTGACGGGAGAATGCCAGATCGAAAGGTATATGGAAAGCATCGAAGCGGTAAAGAATAAAATTACGGTCTATGGGAAGGCTGAGGCGTCTAGACCTGCCAACTTGGATGACTGGACTGAAGGTTTAGAAACCGTGACTATGACGGATGCGGATATAGATTCAAGTTTATCGGCTACTTATGTTCTAGTCTCGACCAACACCTATTATCAAGCTGAACGCATGCTGGGGCTTAAACAGGTAAAGATAACAGCCATGGTTGACTTTTTCGTTACAGATGCCGGTTACTATAAAATCACTTATCAGATAGGAAGCGGGGCAGAAACAACGATCGTCACAGACCAGTTAGTTAGTTGGTTAGAATATCATACCTTCACTCATGATGTATCGCCTGCCGTCTGGACCGACTTAGGAGAAACCTTAACGGTCAGGTATTACATTAGGACGGACGGTCCGACTATTTATGCCAAGGACTATAAGGCGATTTGGGATACAATCGAGACTGCTTTCTGGGGCTGTACCGGGACCGGCGTCAGCATGGGAGTCTCTCAGGCCACGAAATACGCCGGGGACGCCAGCATAGACCTGATTATGCCGTCGACCACCTATGGAAGCCTCTACATCAACTTCTTTGAATTCTTAGGGGAATATCTGAGTCTAAGTAGGCTTCAGAATGTCAGGTTTTTTGTCCTCATAGAAGACGTGGTCAATGTCCTTGGAACTATAAGGGTCACATTAACCGATTCGAATGACGTCGACGCCTACCAAGACGTTTCTATTACTAAAGGATCATGGTCCGAAGTGAACCTAGCGACAGACTATAAAAGTAGGGGCGACTGGACTGTAGGCGCTGGTTTCAAGTGGGAGTCGATTAAGAAGACCGATGTTAAAACATCTGCATCTGCCGCCGCCTCTTGGTACATGTGTGTTGACGAGTTCCATCTAGCCTATGAGAGGTGGGGAGGAGGAACGGACAATGCGGCAGTCGATGGCTTTGCCGAGGATGTTGCAGACAGTCAAGCCAAATATGGGGTAAAAGAACACGTGGTCATTAACGACATGCTCCTGAGCAATGAGGAATGTGAGGCTAAAGCCCAGTCCCTCCTAGCATTCATGAAGGACAAAAGGATAACTCTAGAAGTTGAAACCGAAAGTCTGGACTGGGGCGACTATGCCTTCACGCCCGGAAATAAGACTACTTTAGTGACCGGGAAAATGGGTTTGAGTGATGCTTACCGAATAGACTCCATCGACGTGAGAATAGATTCTAAAGAGAATAAACCCCAATTCACCTTCATCCTAGAGAATACCCCGCTTAGGATGGCTGACTACCTCCACGGCCTTGCCAAGAAGGTTAGGGAACTAGAACGGGACTATGCAGGAATCAGGTAACTGGTTGGCAAGGTTTAAATATTCGCTCACCCCTTAAGGTATCAGGGATAAAATGGATCCAATAGCAGAAACATTGTACGCCTTCTATCAGGCCATAGTTGCTAACCCCATCGCTCGGGGCGCCTTATTCGGTCTGGTTAGATCAGGCACTGGCTACATACAGAAGAAATGGAAGGAAAAGACCGGAACCGAATTCGACCCGAAGGTATTAGGCACGACAATAGTGAAGTACGAAGTTGCGGTCAATGCCCTTGCTGTCCTAGTACCAGCCGAATATGCCGGACCAGTCGTCGTTCTCGCTGACATTATCTTCTCGGCAGCCAAGAAATTGAAGAATGGGACTTTACCAATTTCTCCGTAGACCCATACACTTCAACCATCCCTCATTTTTTATTCGTATGTCCGTCATACAGTTCTAGGAACAGCCTTAAATACTGGTTTAGACTCCCTGTCCTTATAGAAGAGATGTTAGATGGGGAAAATAAAAGTAATGGATCTAATCAACGGGCATACCTACACCTTCCAGAATGATAATTCCGCCTTAAGCTATTTTGCCGGCCTATGCAATTCATCAATGACTGAAATCGTAATTGACCACGTCAAGGGCGAGATTGTCATCCAGAATGAGGCCCGGACAGAAAAGAAGGTTGTGGGGAGGATCATAGATGACTGATATGGGCAAATGGCTACTCCGTAGGATCATGCTCAGACAGGGATTCACCGAGATGGAAGTAGCTGAGGTTCTAACAGAGGTGAAGGAACAATGATAACCGAAGAGGAATATACGGCCTATGAGAAGGTTCGACTGTCCGGAGTCACCAATATGTTTGATGTGAGAACTGTTGAAATCCTTTCCGGGTTGAGCCGTGAGAAGATTTTCGAGATCATGAAATCATACGAGGAATTAATGAAGAAGTATCCAGAGGTTAGGGGAAATGTGTAGACAATCCGGTTTCAATTGGTCTGGGGTTCACCTTCCCTCCTGTGAAGATTCAGAATTGACTTGCCCACAGTGCGGGGAACAATTAAAGAAGGATCCGGTTGGAGGACATTACCTGAAATGTCCAAGGTGTGGTTTGGAGACGAGTTAAGATGGATGAGGAAAGATTCGTCCTCTTAGAAAAGATCAGAAAGTTGATAGAGGATAGTCACAAATTTAATGGTGGTCAGGTCGACGATATCATGAACAAGGTTGGGGAGGCCTTAGAGGAATATGACTAATAGAAGAGTGGGGACGCCGCCTAATCCATCCCTCCTTTCTCCCCTTCTCAAGCACCTCTTTGTCGGCGACGTTCCCCTTCTATACCCAATGAAGAATGTGGGTAGACAGATGGAAGTTGAACTGTGGTTGGGAACAATCACTTTAGAAACTAAGGATCTCAATCTCACCCCGATCATGAAGAATATCATACTGAGATTACCGGATCAGGCACAGGAGTATGTAGTTTAATGACTAGTCAAAGATGCCCGGCCTGTGCTAGAGAAGGAAAGAAGGGCAGGCTTAGACTCAAAGAGGATCAGGATTATGAACAGACCCAGTTTAGGGGAACGATGAACAAGATCTGGAAGTGCAAGAAGTGTGGAAAGGAATACATAAAGGTGAGTAGGTCATGGCGGAGAGCATAGATCAAAACTACATCATTTCAGAAATGATTAAGCACCGTCTAAATGAGCTCTTATTCTCTTTCGACCCACTTCATCTGGAACATAAACTCTTCAACATGGCGGTAGAGGATTTTCTTAACTACCTTCGATATACATGGTCCGTAGCCCTTCAGGAGTGGATGCCCGCCGAGGTTGAGGATAATGAACCCAGCCCCTCTGAGAAGTTAAGGTTTCTAATCTTTGACTGGTTAGAGAAGGATCCTAAGGCGGCCAAAGAGGAATTAGACGCATGGGTCAGTCTCTGGCTGGTTAAGTGGCGGGAAAGGATCAAGTTGCTATTCGGGGCAGAGGAACATAATAGGAATATAGAACAGGTTCAAAGGTTGGCCCAGAAAGGAAGTAGCATGATGGGGCACGAAGAACTTAAACAATTCAAAGAGCCTGTCCTCTTCACCTTCATTAGCCAAGGGGAAATAGCCGGTACCGAGATTCTTACTGACACTATTATCAAGAGAGAAGCGGGGAAGCTTCGACACGCCCCTAGGGAGATAAAGGAGAAGGTACAATTTCTGAACACCTGCATGGTGGAAGCAAGGGCGCTAAGCCGGACTGCAGGGCATTTCATATTCGTCTCGGTAAAAGACTTTAAATGGAGGGTTGAAACGAATGGATAAGAAAATATTGAGAATGGTTTATACCAAAATCTCCGGTGCAAGAGAAGCGACAGCCGGATGTGAAGTCCTCGATATACCACAAGTCCTAGAAAGATTAGACGAGGCCATAGAAATATGTGGAACATTTAGAGACATGGGAAATTTGGGTGCCGTTCAGATCACGCTTGGGGAAATAAGGAAGGAAATCAGGAAGGTTAAGGTCTATGGAGACCGGCTTAAACCGGATCGAGAATTGTGTGACATCCTAAACGAGATGCTGAAGGTGCTAGGTTGAATTTGAATAAGGTAACCTTTCCGCTCCTTTTCTGGTTAGAGTGGACCATCTTCCATCTTTTCCTAATCAGTATAGTAGAGGACTTGGTGACGAGAATTGCTCTAGTCATCCTCTACGTCTGGGTCATGTTAGGTATTATAGTCATGGGAAGAATCGAATATGAAGGAAAGAAAAACCTGTAGGTGCGGAAAAGTATACTGGGTCAGTCCGCCTAAGAAGGGAGAGGACGTCCTAAAATACGAATTGAAATATGCCCTATGTCAAAGGTGCCGCAATAGACTTAACCAGCAAAGACAGGATCCTAGAAGGAGTTTAGTCCAAGAGGTCAAGGACGACAACTTGAAACAGGACATTCAAACCTTGGTCTGGTTGGAGAAGAATAGACCAGATCTGGCAAAGAGACTTAGAAGCCGGGGAATAGGTATAAATAAGACGAAGGACTTATAAGGTTAGGTGTCTGGTAGTTTGAAAGCGGCAGTCTTCTATGGAACGTACGGGCATTGGACTCAAAGTCTTTTGAATGCTGGCATTCCATTAGCCTATCATTACCAACCTAGACTCGACATCGACCCGGATAATGAACAGGTCGGTTGGATTAGCGATCCCCTAGCGAAACAGATCCTATTCATGAATTTTCCAAATGTTGAATTTAGGCCTCCTTCCGCGAATGACGAACCCTATGACCTGATAGTCGGTTCGCCTCCTTGTGTAGGTTTTTCAAGGGCTAATCCCAAGGCCAGACCAGATCATCCTCTCAACAAACACACCTTCAACTTTTTCAAGTGGGTAGTCCTTAACGGACCCAAACATTTTCTGATGGAGATGGTTCCGGGCATTCTCAAGTCAGGAGATCCTATCCTCGGCCCCGGCATATTCAGTCAGTGTCTCAATCTTATCAGGAATTATTATCAATGGGATTATGCTGTCATGAATGCTGCCGATTATGGAGCTGCCCAGACCAGAGAACGTCTTTACATCTGGGGACGGAGAAGGGGTCAAGAACACTTGGAATCCCCATTGGCCACCCTTGAGAAAAGAGGATGTTCATCTATCCAAGAGGTCCTTAATCCAGACTTAATTAGGTATTGGGATGGAAGAAAACCTGATGGTAAACAACTTCTCAACCTAATCGGTAAGAATGGGAAGAGGATTGCTGGCGCTTGGGGAAGTCTTACAGAAAAGAAGATTGGAAATAGGACCCTTAAACCAGATGGTCTTATGTTTACCATTACAAGTACGAGTGTGAGGGACTGTCTTCATTATTCGACTCAACGCCTTCTATCAATACCCGAATTGAAGGTCCTCATGGGCTTTCCGGTTGGCTACTTTATCCCTCCGGTCAACGCGGGTTTAGCCTCTAAGATCGTGGCCTCGGGCGTGGACATCAGATTCGCCTCCTACTTACTGGAACATATCAAGATGGTGTTGGAAGCATGAGTAAGAACAAGAAATACCGAATCATAATCGAGGTTACGGATCAAGAACTTCAGACCGGTTTATATGGAAGTGTGAACGACATGTCCAAGATTTTCGATAAGGTTCTGGCGAAGGCGAAGGACCAAGGTTTCAAAGAGGAAATGGAAAGATGATTTATTCGGCAACAGTCAAGGAATTGAAGAAGGGGCAAGTTCACCCCCATTTATGTCGTATCCTAGTAACTAAGGGAAGAATACCTTTTGGTTGCAAGAAGAAAATTGATGTAGATGCTAGAAAGTTGCAACCTAACGAGGACCTAATGAAGGAGTACATAAAGGAATTTAGGCGGTTTAAACTCGACATCACGATTAAAGAAGGAGCATTGGAGAAGGCTTTTAACATTACCCATTTCGAGACCAGATATCGAAGACAGATCCTGTCAGATTCAGACTCTATAACCCTCATCAGAAGGATCAAGAAAGAGCATCAAGACGCGGTGTCATGGCCTATGGGCATTTGTATTGTCGCCGAATGGCCGGATAAATATCCCATATTTGTAGTCTTGGAATCCCTAATCAAATCGACCATCGGGGATCAATGATGAGAAGAAGCATCTTAGAAATGCATTATTCCCTTCTTAAGCGGATTCGTACCAGTCCGGTTATTCTTACTCATCTCATGGCTGACTGTCGACTTAATCAGGGATCCTGTAAGGGTCTATTAGAATTTCTTATTGGCAAGGGTTGGGTCAAGAGAAATCCTCCATTACGAATTCGATTTAGAAAATCATTCAAGAAATCGTATTATACCCTGACGGATGAAGGACGGCGAATATTGTCCGCCATAGAACTAGTTTACCGGGAATTCAATCTTTCTTTAGAGGTTCTGCCATGAAGATGAAATGGACTAAGAAAGAAGAAGAAGTCTTAAAGAGATTGTACCCTAAAGCGGATATACCATTCGCGGAGATCCTTAAAGTATTTCCGGGAAGGTCTATGTCCGGTATTCAAAATCATGCGACCGGCAAATTGGGCCTTCATAGAGGGAAGAGTGGAGAAATCAATCAGGAACAACTAATCAAATTGGAAAAGGCGTTTAAAATATGAGATTAGAACATGAGTATCTAAGGAGCATAGCCCTTACGGCTGACCTTCACGTTGGTTCAAGGTTTGGGTTATGTCCCGGGGCATATATAAGCCCGACCGGTGACGAACTGGGAATGGCCATGAATGCTGGTCAGAAGAACCTTCTAGAGTCTTGGAACCTCTACGTGGCGAAGATGAAGGAGATGAAGGTTGATACGGTCTTCCTAGTTGGTGACATCTGTGCTGGGGCTAACCTGAAGGAAGGTGGAGTATTCATGATGACTACCGACATGAACGAACAGGTCGAAATGGCCGCATCCCTCTTGAAACCCCTATGCAAGGGGAAAAGAGTTGCAGTCTGGAGTGGAACACCCTACCATGAGGCTAGAGACTTTAGGATCCACCAGTTGCTAGCGGAATACCTTGACGGCAAGTTCTATGGGTCCATATCTAACATGAGGTTGGAACCGACGAAGAAGATAGTCAACGTCGCCCACGCCACTACTCAGGCAATGGTGTATCCAGAGACCGTGCTTAGCCGTGACATCCTCTTCATGAAGGAGGCTGAGGCCCTTCAGAAACTGTACAAGATCCACGCTATAGTCCGTGCCCATAGACATTCATACGTCGAGATCCATAAGCATGACGTCCATTACATCAGTCTCCCCTGCTGGGAAGCCTTCACTCCCTATTACAAGAACGTTCAGTGGTACTTCAAGAATCAACCCGACATAGGTGGCGCCTTAATGCTCATAGACGATCAAGAACGTTTACGCTTTATGCACTTTTTATTCGCTTGCCCCAAGATAGCAGACAGACTGGTATCGGGTTGAAGAAGCTTAAAGAGATAGATGGTTGGATTGAGAATGACGAGAAGAAGAAAGTCAAGACCGGCATCCCGTCTAAGTGTCCCAGGTGTGGATCTAAACTCTGGAAGACCAACGCCCTTCAGTCCTGCGGAATATATTGGGTCGGATGCCAGAACCTCAAGTGCAGATGGTGTGAGATTTACAGAGAATAAATGGTGAATTGATGCCAGTACATTATAAATCGAAAGGCCTCTTCAGTCTCGATAACATATACCAATGCCTGAAGAGGATTAAGGAAGAAATCATGCATTGGTGGAGAGGATGTTAATGTCCAAACAAGAGAAAAGAAAGAATTTCCCTACGAAGATTATAGAGGAAGTCTTTGAGGAACAAGGCCGGCAATGTTCTAAGTGTGATAAATCCCTACTCTATGGTTATCATGCCCATCACAAGGACGGGGACAATACCAATATCCAGAAAGAGAATTGTCAACTCCTCTGTCCCGGATGCCATGGAGGGGAACAGTATAAGACTCTTCTGGAACAAAAGAAGGCCGCTATAGTCGACTTAGACAAACTGATCCTTACCGGGACAGAGAACAAGGCGTCAGGAGCAACTATAGAAAAGTTACTGGATGCCATCAAGATGAAATTAAGTCTTCAGAGGCAGGTCATGGACGATCCACCATTAGAGGTTCCGAGTGGTGTCAAAGCGGAGACATATATAACCGTCATGGAACATGGCATAAAGGAGTACGAGAAGGGGATCAAAGAGGGCATCCTCAAAGGGATTGAAATAGCCAAGGAACTAATGAAGAAGGTTTGAGATGGGTTCATCTGAGTCTTCCAGTTCCATAATTCCTAAGGAGGCCACTAGATGTCTGCGTGACGGAGGCATCCTTGTCGAACTTGAGACGTACTTGGAACAGAGGACTGGTTCAGACGAGGTTTGGGTTAAGAGAACATGCTCAACCTGTTCAAAAATCTATATCAGTCCGGTCACTGTTTACCCGATGAAAGAGGAAAGTACCGACCCCGGTAAAGGATCATTGAGGTGGAAATAATGGTCAAGAAGAAAGAAGAGGAAAAGGATCCTAAGAAGTTAGAGAATGGTTCCAAGATAAAGGATAAACCGACCGACGAAAAGACGCCGGCAGACCATGAGGAGGACGTTACCAGTCCGGCCATGAGAAGGTTAGAGGACCTTCCCGGAATAGGACCCAAGACCGCCGATAAACTTCGAGAATTAGGTTATACTCTAGTCGGGGTCGCTACCGGTAGAGCAGATGAAATTGCAGCAGAGATGAAGATTTCTTTCGTCATGGCTAAGTCGTGGGTTACAGCGGCGCAAGAAGCCCTTCTCACCAAGATGAAGCTTAAGACGGCTACGGATCAAGATAGGGAAAAGAAGATTAGACAGCAGTTCATTAAGACTGGTTCTTCGATCTTCAACGACCTAATAGGAGGAGGATTTCCTACTATGGCCACGACCGGTCTAAGCGGAAGGTTCGCTACTGGGAAGACACAGGCGTCTTTTGACGGAGTAGTTGACTGTCTAACCCGTCTGAATAGAAAGGTCGTCTACATAGAGACGGAACCTAATACGTTCAGCCTTGACCGGCTCAAACAGATAGCTAAATGTCGGAAGGTAGAGGTGAATTGGGATAACCTCTTCGTCTGCGAGTCCGACCAGATACCGACCGCCAAGGCGCAGTTCCTCCAGTATAAGGTCGTCCAGAAGGCCCTAGAGAAGGGAGAGGATATTGGCCTTGTCGTGGTTGATTCCTTCACCGCTAAGTTCAGGCCGGGTTATTCCAGAAGGGAGATGTTGCCGGTGAGGACGAGAGAATTTACCGAACACTTTCTCCTTATAGACTACCTCGCCGCCCGGTATAATATAGCATGGGTTTTGACCTGTCAGGTCATAGGGGCGCCGGATCCGGGTCAGAGTCTAGGGATCAAGGTTAAGACTGGAGACTCGTTCTATCCTGTCGGTGGAGAATTTCTGCTCCATTCAGTCAATACATGGGTGGGACTGCAGCAGATAAAGACTGAATTGTGGCGTGCGACCTTATACGACTCGAGTTACCTAGCCAGACAGTCTAGAGACTTCATGTTGTCACCTTCGGGGATCATAAATGCACCAGAATAGTAAATTCAAAGTCAAACCGTTGAAGGCCTGTCTATTATGCCTCACGGCTGGGAGGGTCTTAATGGTGCATAGGAAGAGGGCCTTAATCCTGAGTTACTCTATCTTAGTTCCCTGCCCAAGGTGCAAAGGAAGAGGATTCATCTGAACTGCGACTATTGTGGGGCGGGTAGACCTAACCTGTTCAATAAGCATGGTGCATTCTGCAACGTCGAGTGTTATGTTAACTTCGCAATAAATGGTTTCAGGAGGAAAAGACCGAAAAATGCCCAAGGTTAAAATCAGAATGAGTAAATGGACCATATTCGGCCACTTAAGATGTCAGGTCGAATTGGAAGGTACCGTTGAAGAATTAGTTCAGCTAAAGGAAAAGGGTTTCGATTCCGTAGAGGTGCGCTGATGCCGATATTCGTTGACGACAGAGAACCGGAAGAGGTCATTAAGGGTCTTAGACGTCAGAACCTAGCAGTTGAAATTCACCACAATGACAGTGGGGACTATGTCTTTGGAGAAGTGGCCATCGAGAGGAAGACAATATCGGATCTAATCGGCTCCGTCTGTTCTAAGAAGCACAGGTTATGGGACCAACTAGGCACGATGAAAGATACATACCAGCAACCGATGCTTCTAGTCGAGGGAATGATCAACTGGAAGGATCCTTATCTCTCCGGCATCCTGACTACAGTCCTCCTCTTCTGGAAGTACCAGACAATATTCACTCTGGGAATGGAAGAGACTGCTTTGGCGGTCGGTCACCTGTTCACTAAGCAGGGAATAGGAAGGAGCGGTAGGATTCCACCTGCCGCCGTTAAGAAACACTCCACCCCTAAGGAAATCCTCTGGGAAATGCTCCAATGCATAGAAGGCGTCGGACCCAAGACGGCGAAGAAGATCCTTGATGTTATCCCATTAGAGGATTTGGTGAACATGGACATCTTCCGATTAGACGAGGAGCTTAAGTCGGTTCATGGTCTCCCGTCCAGATCTAGGAAATTGATGACTCAAGTCTTCCGTGGAGGAGAGGTCGAGGAGCATTAGTATTACACACATGTGGGGTCACACACACTTTGATGGATATTAACCATAGAGGTTCACAGAATGTCTGAAGAAATAAACCAGAATAATCTCTTCATGAGGAAGAAATTGACCGAATTAGCGGCGATGTTTAAGGAGAAGAGACAAGGGAATATGAAACTCTTCAAGAAGATTAAAGCCCGATTCTGTCTCCAAGAGGGAGTAAACCCCAGAACCGCTGATTCCTACTGTAAAATTTTAGAATCTTCTGGTTTACTTACAATTTCTTCCGGGGAGAAGAGATGGAAGTATAATACGAAAGAGGAATGGGATCTGTTCTCAGTCACTCCTATTACTTACAGGAGAAGAGGGAGGTGAATGAATGACAAAGAAAAAGACTGTTGAGGGTGGAAAAGTGAGAGACATATCAGAAGAGGACATGGAACGTTTACGGAATATAGCCAAGGCCAACAAGAAGACCGTCGATTCCGTCCTAGAGGAATGGGACAAGGAATACAAGAATATCACTGATGCCGGCCTGTCGAATGCCGGTCACTTGGCCGTCTTTGCCGTCATGAACAACTACCGTCGGGTCAAGTTGAAGCAGAATGCTCCCCTGAGAAAGAAGAAGGAGACTATAACCGTCTCTGGGATCATTGCCGGCGACATGGGCATCTGGGACAAGGCAGAACAGGTACGTAGGCAAGTCAAGGCCTTCATAGACAAGAATGGGATTAAGGCGGCACAGGAGGCCCAAATGGTCGACGGTGAAAACCACATCTTGGACCAGAGGGATAAACTCTACGGTAGGCCCAACCCTAATCACCTTAAACCCCTTAACCCGAACCTACATGTGCTAGACCGCACCCTATTCGGCTTCTTCAAGCATAACGGAGAGAAAACCTTCAAGTGGGGTTCACTGCAGACGGGAGATAACCGTCTGGCGAGAGGATGGAACAAGGTCAAATTCTATACCCCATGCCAAGTCACCGTTATAGTGAGGGAAGAGACAGACGAGGACATCAAATTGGGTTCATCCTCTGCCGAAGAGTCGATGAGCGTCTTCAAAGCCATAAAGGAAAATTGGAATATAAGGAAGATCATAGACGAGACCCTAGGCGAACATACTATAGAAGTGGAGGGCAAGAAGGTCAAAGTCAAGGATCAATGGACGGCAATCAAGGACGTCGACAAGCATCACGAGAACTTCAAAGACGCCTGGGACAGAAGGATATTCGTCAAGGGAGTAGTCGCATGGATCAACATAGACAGACCAACTCCATTCGGCGCCGTCTGGATGGGCCTGATGAACCCGGACAACGAAGATGAACTGGTCAGAGTCCTGATACCGGAACAGGTCACTGTAGACTTCGGTGAATTAAGTGAGATCTATGTCTTCGGGAAGACCAAGAGGAGCAAGTACAAGGATCAGGAAACAGAGAAGTTAGTGGACGGGGACGTCGTCATCAATGCGGTCGGAATATACCCGGTAGTCTCGACACCTAAGGCGAACACCTCAGCGGAAGGACTCGGAGAAGAAGAGACAGTCGAGGGTTGGTTAGACTAGCCCTCTTAATCCCCTTTTGTTAATATTCCTCATATATTGTTGGAAGTATATAATCATGAGAAAATTAACCAAAAAAGAAAAGATAGAAATGCATCTCCCTGATAAGGATAGTGAGGTCCTCCTAATAGAGACCGGTTTCTTTGAAATGATAGGGAATGATCTCAAAAGAAGGTTAGGTTTACCCAGCATTAAAGAGGAAACGGCGAGAAAGATCTGCGCCTACCGTAATTGGGCCGGGGAAAAAGGATCCTGTGAGAACTGTTCCAAGATAGAATGGTATCCAGATTATGGAAAAGCCGATATGGTCCGGTTCCATAAGGAAAATCTGTTTGATCCGTGGAGATGTAAGTCGTGGATCTATTACCTATCAAGATTCAACCGGTTAAGACTGAGACTATTTGGTAATCTACATGATTAAAAAGAATGAAAGACCACGGATCGAGGTTGGCATTTCATCTCCATTTAGTCAGGGGAACGTTTGTTCGGAAAAGGAAAGGGAGTTCAGGCTTAGAGAACTCGAAGAAGAGATTAAAACAGGTTGGTTAGATAAAGAAATCGTGCCTTATATTAAACGGATTAACCTATATCCTTTTCTAGTCACAACCCAATCCTGCTGTGGACACGGAGAAAACCCGATGACAGGAAGACGGGCTCATATTGATTTCAGAAGTCTTTTATCAGAAACAGACACTATAAATAAGATTTCGAGGCCATTCGATTCTAAAAGGAACCCTTCAGATTCCGCCCTCGAATTGGTGATTGAACCTTACGGTATAAGATACCTTCTCTGGTTGAGAAATGATGCTTGGAAGGAGCAATTAGAGGATTTCATATCCGTTCTAAGAGAGGTTAAGTATTGACTAAACTGGGAATCATAACCGCCGAGACCCTGATGGTGGAGAAGCACAAACAGAAGATGCCCACCATAGTCCTAATAGGGCGGGATGAGACCGGTAAGAAGAGGATGTGGAGGACTATATTCTGGCCCTACATGTACCTGACCGAAGAAGATTATATCCGGATCAAAGACCAGAAGGGTTATTCCCTGAGCAAGTGGGTCAGGGACTTTGAGGGGACTAAGGTCAGGTCCCTAAACAAGAAGGCCTTGACTAAACTGATCCTGACCGACAGTCTATGTTCTCTCGACGTCATCAAGTTTCTGATCAAATATGGCAAGACTTCTTTATCAGGGCCGGTCTTCTCCTATGAGGCGGACTTGGCCACGCCGACCATGCTCCCCATAAGGTTCTTGATCGACAAAGGAATAAGATCGGGAGTGGACATCAGTAGAGATGGAGAGTTAACCCCGATTGACTTCGTCATCAACCTGAGGAAGTGGCATCTGGACTTTGAAGCCCTGTCGACTAAACAGTGTGGTTCCGGTCCAAAGAAAGAGGATCCTATACCTATCATGAGCTTCCATGACAACTATAATGACACCCTTTACACCCTTTTAGTAGTCAATCCCAAATGGCCCAAGTCTAGGCGAGATGCCTTCCATTACGGTTTCAAGACCGTTTATAAGACTCATCTAATTATGGGTTTCAAGAACGAGGGACTGCTTTTAGAGGCCCTAGTGAGACTGGTTAACGAGTTAGACCCCGATCTCTTCTCCGCTTGGAATCTGGACCGGTATGATATAGTCAAATGGACTCAGAGAATGACGGAACAGCATCTGGATCCTAAGACCCTAAGCCCCTTCCGCAGTTTCAGCTGGAAACGCCTGCCGTACAGGATTAAGGGTAGGATCCTATTCGACCTAATGAAGGCATTCAAGAGGTTCACTGATGCCGAATTAAGATCTTATGCCTTAGGTGCGATATCTGAAGAGGAGGGGTTAGCCATAGAGAAGGTGCCTCTTAAGAAACCTACTCAATGGATCTGGGATAATGATCCGGACGTCCTATTCAGAAGGAATGTCAACGACGTCTTGATCCTGAAGGCATTAGACGACAAGTATGAACTGATCGAGATGTTCGACGACCTTAGGAGAGAATTCGGTGCCCTATTCCATGAGGTCCTTCTTAACTATCGGGTTCTAGACACCGCCCTCATGAGGTTCATCAACGGTAAGATCGCTCTTAGCACGGCGTTCAAGGCGAAGAGGAATAAGGAATCGTACCTTGGGGCTGTAGTCGTTGAACCTGTGCCGGGAGAATATCCCTTCATAGTCCAGTTCGACTTTAATAGGGAATACCCATCTCTGATCAAGGCGTTCAACATCGGTCCCGAGACTTATCGAGACGAGAATTATACCGGACCCTGCTATACGATCGAGTACAAGGGGAAGGTCTTCAAGTTCGTCAAGTTCCCTAAGAGTCTTCTAGCCCAATTGATTGACTTCTTCTTCCATAAGAGGGACGAGTATGAGGAATGTTATCGGAAGGCGATTGAGGCCAAGGATGAAGTCAAGATCAAGATGTGGTACCGTAAGATTTTCAACATCAAGAAGATGACTAATGCAATCTATGGCGTCATGGATTATCCTTCCTTCCGTCTTTACAGACAGGAATGTTCTGCCGCAACCGCCATCTTGGGGAGGATAGGGATAGAGCAGATCACTAACATTCTTAAACCTCTCGGTTACGAGTTGATCTACGGGGATACAGATTCTAGTTTCGTTCCCCTCAAGTCTAGGATCAAGGAAGAGGCGGTTAAGAAAGCTCAATGGCTGGCCGAACAGATTAATATAGGTCTGTCTGAATACTTTAAGAAGACCTATGGTTTACCGTCCGCCCCGACCGGTCTAGGAGTTAAGAAGATATACGACTCATTCCTTCTGATAGCGAAGAAGAATTACGCCGGAAGGTCATTCTGGGATGAGAAGAAAGGTTACAAAATTGATTACGATTTCAAGGGTTTAGAAGTGATCAGGTCTGATTCTAGTTCCTTCGAGAAGGAGGTTATGGAGAAGATAGTCCGCATGGTTCTAGACGGGTTTAAATCCGATATTGGCGGGGTAAGAGACGATGCGCTCCTAAGAGTGTCTTCTAGAACGTTAGACCCTCTTATGGTCTCTTACCCTCTCCAAATATCAGGCAACCTTAAGGACTATCCTAAACCGGACAAGAATGGTAAACTCCAAATGCCCGCCCATATCAGGGCAGCAGTCTACAGCAATATGTACCTCAACACCGATTACGGCAGGGAAGATAAACCTAGACGGTTACCGATTAAAGAGATGTTAGATATCAGTTCGGGTCAGTCTACTCTATTCCAATCCGACGTCATATATCCTTCTGAATGTGAATGGAATGGGTTCAAGTTTAAACTTGGCGGCATTTCGATAACAGAAGATTCAGAGATACCGATATGGTTCTTGGAGAGGATAGACTGGGAGAGGATAAAGAAGCGTCTTACCGGCAAGATAGATAAGATCATGGGGCTTGTAAAGGTTGAAGTGGACCCCTAAACAAATCCAGATTCTAAGGGACAAGTTCGAGAGGGTCAGTTGGACCGAACTTAAAGGCCTCTTCCCGGACGTCAGCAAGGAGGTCATATATAAGAAGGCGAGGACCTTAGGCCTTAACAGGTCTGGTCTATCAACATCCAAGGGAAGGTACCTTAATTATGCCCTATGTCATAGAGACGGTAGAATCCTACGGTATGAAATAATCTGGAAGAAGAATACACCGACCTGTCCCCGCTGCGGGAGAAGGTTGAGGTTGATGCCCCGAGTAAGCGAGTATAAAGGTGAGAAGAGAATTGAACTCCGAACCTAAAATGGTATATCTGGCATTTGCCTTTTCGGGCAATCCAACAGAGAACACTAGGAAGGAGAGGGAAATGGCTCTTAAACTGATGGATATTCACCCGGATTGGTTCATCCTGTCCCCTCATTTCGCTATAGATGTTCTACTAGACGGTTGTCTTGACTGGGGAAAAAGGAAAAGTAATTTTACCCAAGAGAGGAGGATAAAGGCCGGGATGATGTGTTTGGCATTTCTCTTCAAGTCTGATATAATGATTCTTGGTTGCGAACCCACATATAAAGAAAGCCCCGGTGTGACGTGGGAGTATGTCATTGTTAGACTCTGGAATGAAAGTTTTAGAAGGGATAACCCAATCAAAATCATTACTCTTAAAGAGGCCTTAAAAATTGAAGACGAGTGAAATGGGAGAAGAGATGAAGAAGATGCTCAATGAACTAGTCCGCATCTTCTTGGATAGAAACATCCAATATGCCGGAGAAGAGGAATGGGCAGCCAATTTCAGAAGGAATGCCGAGTTGAATAGGATCCTAAGGATCGACAGAGTCATAACTAAACCTTATGGAAAGTCCTTGGCCTTCGTCGTCGATAAAGTCGACCGGGCAATTAATGGCATCATTCAGACTAACGAAGGGACGGTAACAGAAATGACCCATATTGGAGACTCGATCGATGACGCCATTGTCTACCTGTTCATAACCAAGATGCTTCTCAAGGAGGACGAGTTAATTGAATAAGAAGGTTATTGCCGGCCTCTTAAAGGAACTTCAGAAAGAGGTCTGTAGTCCTAGAACCTGCCCCGCTAAATCCTACGACGACTGTTCCATCTGCAACATCCATAAGCTGACTAATAGGATCATGGAGGAGGCCAGCGATTGTTAGACTTTCTAAGTTATGGCGGTATGATCTGTCTTCTTACCGCTCTTGTTCTGAATAGAAAGTATTTGAGATTATCAGATGCCCTTAATCTAATCGGTTCTTTAAGTCTGACTATTTGGGCAATTGTATTTCAAACATGGGCAATTTTCATCCTTGATTTCGTTTGGTCTATCATTTCAATTATCAAATTGCTTAAGGATTTGAGAACATGCCGATGAGTGAACGAAAAGGGAATGAGATAAGACAGAAGAAGAAACAGATCGTAGAAGCGGTCAAGAAGGCCATCGACTCGATCATAGCGAAGGTTGACGCGAAGGAATCCCTCAGGGATGAGGACCTTAGGTTCTTAAAGACCGCGATGAAGGAATGGCCGGCCCTAGAAGAAAGTCTAGCAGAGTCTAAGGAAGAGATCGGTCTTCCGGAAGGACGTCTAAAGGAATTCATCGAGAGGTTGCTTCAACTTCAAGACATAGGATCCTTAGACGAG